TTAAGCGGATAAACGACTGTCTGAATCAAACTGCCAGCAGCTTGAACGAGGAGACAGATTATGACGTTCAGAAACGCCAGGGCATTGATAATGAATTGCCCTGGTATGTGATTTCAGAACACCCTGGATCTTTTCTGAAAGATGTTTAGGGTTGCGTTTCGTTCTCGCCCTGAACTCTGACGGGGTTGAATGAAAATAACGGCGAAACAGCCTGGCTAGTGATTGCTGACTCGAAAAGCCATTGTCATAACAGATATGAGTGATCTTCAGTTTAGAGTTAGCGAGAGCGCTGGCAACGTTGATGACGCGGGACAGACGAATATATTCGGAAAGCGTATAACCTGTGACCTCACGGAACAGGCGCTGAAAATGCCAGTGCGTGTAACCGCTGACTCTGGTCACATCTGCGGCCTGAATCTCAGTCTTGATGTTGTCATTGATCCAGCGAATCATTTCTATCACGGTGGAAAGACGGACATTTAACTTTGCTTCGTTCACGGTGTGTTACCTCTTTGAATATTTTTCTTTATCCCTGGTTTCAATGTGAAATCACAATGAAAGGTCGATTCTGAATATACGAAAATTCAGAATTAGCATTGCGTGTTATTTTGCAATGTATAGATTGTCGCAAAACAAACTTTTAACAACTGTCATTCAGACGTGTGGAGACCATCGAAATGAATCGAATCATAGGAATATTATTATCCTGTGTTGGCGTGGTATTCTTAGCAGAATACTTTCTCACAACAGCACATCCTTTGGTGAACGATGTAGATATTAGAACAATTCACGAGGATATTAATAACGCTATTGAGGTTGTTACCGACTGTTTCGTTATTTTGTTTGGCCTTATCCTCTATACCAGTCATGACCATGAGACTCAAGCTCATGAATCTGTTGTAAAAACAGTCCATAACCTGACTGAGATTGAAGCGTCAAGTCTGGTTCGCGAGAGTAAATCTGGTTCATTTGAACTTGATGAAAGTTCAGTTGAAGAACTTGCTGTTCAGTATCAAATGGAATGCCCACACAGAAATGTTGATGACATTATCACTCTGAAAAGTCTCGAAATATCAGGTATCGCTCATCTATTACCTTCTGAAGTGAGGCATTTATTTGAACCATTACTAAAAGAAAAGTTACTACTGATCGATGAAACAATGATTGATAAAGAATGATTTTTAAAACCTGAGCTGTTTTTAAAGATTCATTTATAATGAAATTTATAAAAAAACTACTCAGGTAGTTAATCCGCTCAAATTGATCCGTAAAAAACCTTAGCTTAAGTAATACTTCTTTCCGTGAAATCTTAGCAATCCCGCTAAGATATCGCGACGGTGTATGAGGTAAATCCTTGTTAGCTAGATTGTTGGTAAATCTTTGATGTTGCTTGGCCGGATAATTTATCCGGCTTTTTTTTGCCTTAACTAAATCATTACCTGATTTAAAATAACGCTTGTTTACTTTCACCTCTGAAACTTCAACATCTGGAACAAACACTTCACCTTCAATTTTCAGACTCTTTATTATCGCTTTCTCGTTCTCTAATTCTTTCCAGATCGCTAACCATCGAGTAAGACGTTCGAGCATTGAAGAAGCAACGCTGCTCGACGGCTTGTGACGGCTCAGTGTAAACATTGCATGGCCAGTGACGACAAGAACGACCTCAACAACGTCATCACGGTTCATGATACGTACTGAGGTTTTGTTTATGCCAATCTCAAAACGGTTATCGTCAAGAAGACGAAAGAAATCTGATTTAGTCATAGGTTCCACTTGTAAACATTTTTGTTTCAGTGGCCATGCTAACCTTCAGAACCGACCTTGTAAACATTTTTGATGACAAGAATTCAGCCAGGTTCCAAAGGAAACGGATCAGAGGGAGTGAATTCTTAGGGGGAAGATGAAAAGAAGCTCATTTTGATACAAATGAGCCTCTTAAGATGGTGATAATGTCGAAACTGTCACGGCGGTGATAGTTTGTACCTCATGAATATAGAGTTAGCTTTATCCCTCTTAACTCAACCGGCATCCCTTTTCAGGTTTGCCGGTTTTTTTATCAGTTTAATGCCAGATAACCTACAACAGAAGCCAGCCACATTACATAGGCCCAGATAAAACCGATAGCGATTCGGTCAAGCGTTATCGAGAATCGGTTAACGTTCATCCAGGCGACATAAAGCGGTGACAGATAAAGAATCAATGTAATTATGACAATGAAAAAGACTTCATTCATATTCATCCTTATAATCTGGGTCAATTTCCTTAAGTCTGTCTTTTAGTTTTTTGTTTTCACTCATCAGATGCATCAAGTGTTCTTCCGCATCCATATAAATGTTCATGGTTGATTGCATATCCAGAGTAATTCTTTCAATCTCACGAAATGCATAGACACACAGGATCCCTAAAACCACTATGATTACCATTAAAACAGGTGACAATGAAAACATAAGACCTCTTTAAATGAGAAATGCCGGGTCTTTTGCAATTAAAAAATATTGCTCAGGTTCATCCGATGCATCACAGTTATAAAGAAATTCACTCCACAAAGGCATAAATTCCTTCCAGGTTTTAGGTTCAACCTTATTTATATTATTATCTTTAAGATCAGCGTGAATAACACGAATGTCTTTAGAATCAAAGCACCACTTTAAGCGCGACTCCCAGAAATTCGCCGCAAGAAGAGTCAGCGTAACTGATGGAACGACAAGATTAAATTGATCGAGGAAATAGAGGAAGAAATGAGAGGCAAGAAACTTAAATGCATCCTCATGACCAGGGACAAGAGAGGTCCAGACCATGCATTGAGCTGGATTCTTTGAAGGGAATTTTACGTTCGGGAAGGTGACCGATGTGATCAATGGGCAATCGAATAGCCGGATATAAAACAGCGTAACAGGTTCCGACTCCTCACTGATGAGACGAAACTCATTGCAGTAAACAGAACGAACGAGTCTGAAAGGTTTTGGGACTGGAAAAGAAGGAAGTGAAAAATTAGTTGAAGCATAATTCAGAAAACCTGCCGTGAGTTTTCGGTTTTCATCTGTATCATTGAGAAACGCGGTGATGAGTGAGTTATTCATTATTCAATCTCGCTAAAACTAACAGAGATTAAGAATGTTAAATCTCATCGTCAATAAAACTTATCAAGTTATGCGATTCCTCATCCATGAGGAATGAAGCGCTTAGATTGTTAATTATGTTGAAGGTGTCGTACCTTCCCCGCTTACAATATATTGCCCATCCATACTACGCCAATTTGTGCCATCAAATTTAACGGCTTGCTGGATATGGGAAGTCCCATCTTGATCGATAAATGTGTTTACTGTCGTAATATCACCTAGTGTTGCAGATGAAGCTAACAGGTCAGCCACGCGCCAATGTCCAATGTTGATGAATCCATTGGTTTGATAAGGGATTTTTGCATCTGTTCCATTTACACGAATTGAAATTTTATTGGTGTTATTTTCAACAACAGAGGTTGTGTAAAAGTCCAACAAGTTATTATCACCATCAGCAACAATTCCTGATGCAGTTGTTCCCCACGCGTTCACATTTATTGGTGTCATAAGACCGTCAATCGCATTTAAATCATCTGAACTGATTTCTGTCATCGACCAGTTCACATAGCTATGTGTTCCGGTATCAATTCGGGTTGTCCCTGTCGAAGTCACCTCCACACCCATTCGACTGAAAGCCGCTAACTGAACATAGATTCGCGTGTCTGAATTGAACGGTTTTTCATATCGAACAGCCGTGATCCCCGATGTTCCCCTGTTTCCATGCCATGTAACTGTATTCGTAAGCGCCCCACGGTTTTGAATAGTGATAAAGCAATCACCCTCTAAGCCGCCATTAGCTGAACTGGGGGTTGCAAATCCGTTTCTCGTAACGATATGGATTCGAAACTGTTCCGCCGTTGCTGAACCTACAAAATAACCAACATTGATCCAAACGGCTGATCCTCCACCAGAATTTGAATACATTTTCCCTGTATAATTCAGTGACGCTTGAAGCGCTGCATTCGCATAGATTCCATGTGAATAAACCGCCACCTGTCCGAATTCAAAGATGGAAAGAGTGTTTGTTTCATATTCCCCTGTAATGTTGTTCACGCTCTTATCAGTGAGTATGTCTATCCCTGCCCCGTTTGCATTGCTACAACTGTACTGAGCTAAACGTGTCTGCCCCATATACAAGGGATTAGTGTTAGATTCCATCGCCAGATCATGTAAGGCCCATTCACCGTTAGTCAGGTTACCAGGATAATCACAAAATTCGATCCAGACGTTCCACATCATCGCCTGAGTACAGTGAGGAATGAAGAACACGCCAGCCTGATCGCTGTCAGCTCGGAAGTTCTGAATGGTACTGTTCGAAATCTCAATTGCTGTAGAGTGATCCCAGGACACTTCTCCTGAAGCGAGAACACGGATCAGGTTATCGTGTCCTCGTTGCGCATAAACCTGGCTGAATTTAGAATCCAGCGTGTCAATCAACTGGAACATCCGACCGTAAACGTCCTGAATATACATGTTGAAAACGCGGACATGTTGGCCCTGAGTAACCGAATTTCTGAAAAAATGTCGAACAACCGTATCGTTTGCCAGCCCATCGCCTTGAATCTGGAAGTTTCCGATCTCTGTCCAGCGAGCAACCACATCAAAAACGATGGAATCAGCATCTCCGATTAACCAAAGCCTGGTCGCGTTGTTATATCCCAATTGGTCATGGCCTAAACCGACACAACGAAACATCGGGATTTGATCTGTGACGGCTGGCATTGATGAAATCGCGAATTCACCCGCCGGAAACTGAATCCCTATCCGCTGGAAAATATTTCCGCTTCCCGTATACCAGTTGAACATAGCTGTTACAGCGTCAATGCAATCTGTTTCACCATCAGCGACCGCACCGAACATCGTTACATCAGCTTTTGCAGGATCAATGTATCTTTGCCAATGAAAATCATCATTGACGGACTGGATCATTCCGCCGTCGCTAGTTGCTGAACCTGCAACAGCAATAAAAATTCCACCTCCATAACCCGTCCCAGTGTTATAAGAACGCAGAAAAGCAAATTGCCCCGCTTCAATAGGTACAATATTTGCCAGCCCCGCAAAATCATCACTCACATAGGCGATGTTGTTGAGTTGGTTAAGAGTGACATAATCATTGAGGTCGACCGCATCAGCACCCGCGACATTACCCTTAAAGGTTACATCAGCATTATCAATATCGATCGTATCAAGGATTGCTGCGAAATCATTCGTGTTACCCAGCTTATCAGCTTCAGTCGTTGCTCTGTCAGCTTCTGAGGTGGCAAAAGTCGCGCTGTCTGCTGCTGCCTCGGCGCTTGCTGCTGATTGAGTAACAGCATCACCAATCGAATCAGCCGAATTTTGAGATTGTGTTGCACTTGCTGCGGAGGCTGCGGCGCTGTTTGCTGCATCCGTAGCACTTTGCTGGATGGTACTTACTGAATTTGCAGCGTCTGTTGCTGAAGCTGCTGCGGCATCTGCTGAAGCCTGGACTGCCTCTTCTGAGGCTTCCATTCGATCAGCAATAGCATTCGCTGCATCTAAGTTTGTTGCATCAATTCCGCGAGAAACTTCCAACCAGCTCGGACCTGTAAAAGAAGAACCATCTGGAAGATTGACTGTAATTTCATCAGCGGATGAATAGACCTGAAGCCAGTTATCCTTATCCAGGTTCAATCCACGGATTGCGCGAGTGCTCTGATAAATGAGCTGCATCGGCACCGATACCATTTCCCCGGATGGAACAGCACTATAACTAACATCTTCTGTTGTAGGTCCATCGAAGGCATCCACCAGCGTTAAAGCTGTGTCACTTTCAACTGAAATAATGGGATAAGTGTATGTCGTCCCACCGATCACAAACAGGATGAAATCACCTGAACTGAGATCAGTCGTAAACGTTGTGCCTGAACCTGTAACTGAAGTTGAGGCATTCGTTACTGATAGAGTACCAACTGACATTATCGACCCCAGGATTTAGACGTAAAAAACCCGCCGAAGCGGGTTAGTTAACTGATGGTAAATTTCTTAACCGAATGCGACAGTTTGAGTCGCATCAAAAACAACAATCTGTCCAGTAAAATTCACCTGGAAAGCTCCACCACGCGTTACAAATCGAACACCGATAGTTTGAGTAGATACATCTGTTGAAGGAATATTGATATTTATTGATTTTGCGATGACCTGACCACCTGGTTGAATATTTCCAGTATCAAAAGAGAAGACGACATCACCTCGCTCGTTCACAAATTCAATTTCATTTTGTTCTGATTGAATAAATTCAACCTGATTAGAAAAAACTAATCGACGTTCGAAGTTTGCCCCAGGGAAATGACAAATTGGATAAACCTCATCTTTAACAATTGAATTTGGGTTATCAGATGCGCCAATAGTGAAATTTTCAATGAAATCTGAGCCGTTATAAAAATTTGTCACAATTACTCCTATTAATCACGTATGATCATAGCTTTCAGTTATTGATAAGTTAAAATTGATTACTGCCCCAAACAACTGAATCACTCCCATCAACAATAAAAATCAAACCCCCTAAATTAATTTGCAATTTAGTGCCAATTTTAAAACGAACCCCAAGTGTTTGCTTTTCTTTTTCAGATGATTTTATATTGAATGAAAGCTTTAATGAATAAGAATTTGCATTTGTTTCAGTTCGAGAAAATAAAACATTTTCATCTTCATCAACAAACTCAAATGTTTCAGCTTCTGTAAAATTAAAAAGAGCAGCATCTGAAAAAAACAATTTCCTGGAATTACTTGAACCTTCGAAAGTACAAATATTATAAATAAAATCCTTCTTCAATTGATCATCTCCATTCCCTATTTGAACCCCAGAGTTATCTGACATAATTATATTTTGAGACATATACAATCCTTTTAAGTATGGAATGAATTCGCTGTTGGTGATGCGAATAATTGTGCAATCCAGTTTGTTCTTTCACTTTCCCCTTGATTTAATGCGCCAGCCAAAAAAACTATCGTAGTTGCACCTGTTCCAATATCAACACTAAATTCATACATATCAATACTTATACTTCCTCCTCCTGAAAACGTTTGAGTTAATGGAATTTGTGTTCCAGCAACGACAACTCGCGAATTTTGACCATTATTTCTTATTTTGGTAACAGTTCCACTCAATGTCATTGCTACATCGCCATTTCCAGCAGTCCCATCCCAAAAAACTGTTGAGCTGGCATTTGTAGTTGTATGAGAAAATTGAAAAGTTTTACTTTGCATTAAAGGACCATTAATCCTTGATGCGCTTAATGTTCCTAATATCGTACAGTCTTCATTAATTGTCACATTATCAAGTGAACCTGACGAAGCGACAACAGTTCCCCTTACAGTCACATTACTGAATTCAGCGCCGCCATTTTTATTTATGCTCCATCCAGTTGAACCTGAAACATAATTATTTGACTGAATGAAATCGCCGATTTTCGCGTTAGTTATAGATGCATCCTGAATGAATGCCTGGTTGATAAATGTTTGACCATTAAAAACACTGAACGCGAGCTGATAGGCATCAGGCGACCCGCCTGAATAGATACCAAACTGATCCGCGCTGAAAACCACCGTTGAACGATAAGTTCCTGTCGTATCTGGCGCGATCCCGATCGCCATACCTGCTGAATAAAACGTGCTGTTCCTTGTCACACCGACTTCTAAACTGAACGTCGCGGTCGCGGTTCCATCATCAGTAACGTTCGCCGTCAGTTTTTCATCGATGAGCGCTTGTGTTTCTCCGATTTCGGCGGTGAGTTGCGTTTCAAGGTCGGCTAAAGCCTGCGTCTGATCGGCTACTGTCGTGCTTACCGTGAGGATTTCAGCTTTAACTTCTCCATATTGGGCAAACTGACGATTAACCGTCGCATTGTTAGCGAGAGCATTCTCAAGGATCGCAGCGGCATTATCAGCAAGATTTCTATTAATCGCCTGAAATGCGGGTGATGCCTCAATCTGATTACTGATATCACCAATGATATCGGGGATATTTTCAGACGCCTCACCGTGAACCCAATCCGTGTAATCTGATTCGTTTCCTGTTTTATCCACGAGCTTCGCTCGGAACCAAAACCCCTGCCCTGATAACAGTCCTTGCATGACATAAACATGACTGGGATAAGCGACATCTGAGAGGAGAAGCGCATCGGTTCCATCAGGATTAGTGGCATATTGGATCGTTGTTTTGAGCGTGTCCTCTGTGTTATCAGGAAAACTCCAGGTTAAGGTGATTCCCCAGACAACATCGGTTGTCGCACTGAACCCCAGGGGAACAGGCGGATTACCGACTTTGCCGGTTAATTCAACGGCATCAGATGTTGACCATCCCGACGAGATTTCAGCCGCATTGATCGCCCTGACCCTTACAACATAGGTTCCTGTGTAGATCGCGGGGATCTCAAATGATGTTGTCGACGTGCGCGGAACGTTGATCCAGTTGCTTGAATTTCGTCGCCACTGGGCTTCATACGCAAGTGCATTATCTGTTTTGTCCCACTGAACACGCATTGTCTGAAGGCTGATGCCCTGATTCACAACGCTGTATTCGTCGATCACAATGTTCTGAGGCGCGTTCTGTGTCCCTGCGGGGATGACGCTTATCGGTCTGGATTCAAGCTGAGCACCATTATCGATAGCATCATATTTACTCGGATCATACGTACTGCCGGTAATACTGAAATTCCCATCATCCGACATCGAGATCATTGAAACGCGGTAGAGCTGCGCGAGAACCTCCGTAGACTCAACCACCCACACTGATTCAGCCTCTGGCGTTTCTGAAAATTCAGCCGAAACTGTGATGATGTTTTCGGCGATCGTCTCAATAGTTCTCGCCTCAGAAATCCCTGAGGGAAGGTTTAACTGAAGCCGGTCTCCCTCAACTGCGTTCGGTGTACGGTCAAGGGTAATGACGCGACCATTCACTGAGGAAATGCGCCCCCCAGCAACACGGCCAGAAAGATACTCATCCGCCACCGCGATGATATAACCCGGTAACGGAATATCCCCGTCAAGACCGACCTGAAAGTTAACGACCCTATCCTGAACGTTGGTCAGGATCCCCCAGCGCCCTCGCCTGTCAGCCTCACTTTGCCGGGTACAGGCTATCGCGGTCAGTTCTAACTGATTAAAGGTTTTATAGCGCGTGACTAAATCGGCCTCAAATACAGGCTGAACCGCATTCGCATAGCCATTATCAGGATCGGAATAGGAGACCAGGGCTGAGGTATAGCGGGTTTTAGTGTTTGAGCTGGAATAAGCGAACTGGCCATCAACGACATTCGCGTTTGTGTAGTTGTAATCGACATCACGCGGCATATCAGCCAGGGCAACAATCTGATCGCCTGCCCAGTAAGTCATTCCACGGAATATCGCCGCAAAATCGCGGAATACTGTATAGGCATCAGCACGGGTCTGAACGTATACATCACATTTAAAACGCGGTTCTGTTCCGCTGCCGCCTAACCCGTCTGGCACGAGTTCATCACAGTATTGAGCGACGGTATAGAGATTCCATTTATCGATATTGTCGACGGTCAGACGGTCGCCCAGACCGAACCGATCTGTCACGACGAGATCGTAAAACACCCAGGCCGGATTATCAGTCCAGGCGAATTTAAATGTGCCGTCCCATGTTCCTGTATAGGTGCGTGTATCAGGATCGTAATTGTCCGGTACGCGGATAATTCGTCCTTTCGGTTCACACGTTATCTGAGGAACGCTCCCGTTAAACTGGCTGGAATCAAATTCCATGTACAGAAGCGCGGTATTGGGATAACGCAATTTCGCATCGATAACCTCTGTGTAACTTTCAAGGGTCATCGTGTCGCCAATTCTGGCACTGTTCTGAACAGGCGTGGTTCGGGTCAACCGAACACTCCAGGTCGAACCATCCTGAGGGAGATCGATACGATGGCTTCTTTCATAACCGGTTGTCGTTTTTCCGGTAACAGCGGTATCGATGACCGTGTTGAACGCGCCGCCGTCAGTCTGTACCGCGATCTGATAGGAAATCGAATAGCCGTTTAAATCACCGTTGGTTTCCTGTTCAAACAAGGCTGGCCACTGAATACGAAATCGGACGGCTGAGAGCTGCGCGTTTGTGAATGTTCGGGTAAACCCGGCGTCCTCAGTGATGTTGGTTCCAACAGCGATTTCGTTTTCTGTTCCTGGCAATCCCTGAATATAAGTCTGGTCCTGAGTGCCGGATCGGAATTCCCAGCTCACACCGCTGAAATTGCTAGAACCATCCGCATTCAGTAGCGGCGTTCCATCGAGAAAGATGTTTTCGCCCGTCAGCTCTCCGGCGAACTCACCCTCACCTAACGCGAGAAGGATTTTTTCTTTTGCGACTGACTGGAGATCATCCGGCTGTTCGACAGGTGTTCGTGTTGAGGATGAGCCGCCCTTTCGACCTGAAATTTTCTTAGGTTGGTTCATATTGCGCCCATAAAAAAAGGCCGCTGAGCGGCCCGTTCGGATGAGGGAGGTTATTGCTGATCTTCGACGTAAATTCCGGCTGAGATAATCGCGCCACCGATTCGCCGTTGACCGTAGAGCAACGGAACCGGATAACCCTGAGAGGCGGTGTTTGTGGGCTGGCCAAAGGCGTAGGATGGAACATTATCGGCATCGTCTTTATAAGACAGCCCTGAGGCCTGAGGGGAAAGCAACTGAACCACGCCGCCCAGACTCACGGCCACTCCCACATTAAAGACAAAGTTACTTCCGGCAATCGCCGATCCCCAGGGCGCAAAGATCGCTATAGCAATCAGCGCAACGCCGATAATCGTCTGTAACAATCCTGCGCGTTTGCTGCCGATGATGACCGGCACAATTCGAATCACATCACCTGATACCGGTTTTTTCAGTTCATCGAATCCGATATTGGTCTTACCTTTAAAAACCGAAAACGTCAGTCCACGCTTTCGGCTGGAAATCATGTATTTCTCAAATCCCTGAATTGTGGCGGCTAATGCGGGGGCGGCTTCCTGTGTTTTAGAAATCAGGCGATGATGAACTTTCCCGAATGTTCTCCCTAAGACGCCACCTAACTCAATGCGAGTCATGATCTCGTTCATGCATGGCCCTTATTGCTGGTCTTCGATATAGATCCCGGCTGAAATGACCGCGCCACCGATGCGACGCTGACCATAAAGAAGAGGAACGGGATAACCTTGTGCGGCGGTATTGGTTGGCTGACCGAAGGCATAAGACGGCGCATTATCGGCATCGTCTTTTGTGACGAGTCCGCCAGGCTGGGGAGACATCATCTGAATCACGCCACCGATCGCCAGCGCTGCACCGAACTTCGCGATGCCCAGTCCGACCGCTGACGCTGTACCGCCAGTGAAATAAGAAATTGCCGCACCGACGACGACGAGAACCGCGCCGATAATGGTCTGAAGCAGTCCGCCGCGCTTACTACCAATAATCACAGGGACAATTCGGATCGTTTCACCGGAAACCGGATAACCCAGCTCGTCAAATCCGATATTGGTCTTGCCACGAAAGACAGAGAATGTCAGCCCTCGTCGTTTGCTGGTGATCATGAACGACTCAAAGCCTTTGACGGTTGCCGCCAGCGCCCTCGCCGCCTCTGATGTTTTTGAAATGGAACGATAGTGAACCTTGCCGAATGTCTTTCCCAGAATTCCGCTCAGTTCTATGCGCGTCATTACCTCAGACATTTTTTCACCATAAAAAAACCCGCGCGAGGCGGGTTTATTTGTGAGAGTGATGATTTAATCAGAAATTTTTAAACCATATCCTTTTTCATTTTCATAAGGGATTAATCCTCCTCGCAAACCCATATTTAAACCATCAATCTCCACCATATCAATTTCATCTAACTCGAAGTCAAATATCTGACTGTTTTCAATAATACGATTCAAATTGACAGATTTCGGAATAATGGCAATTTCATGCTGAAGATGCCAACGAAGAATAACCTGAGCAGGAGTTTTGTTATGAACACCTGCAATTTCAATGATGGTTTCATCATTTAAAATATCACGATTGCGACCTTGCATCCCATAGGAATCAACTCCGCCTATAGGAGACCATGCCTGAGTAACAATGTCATGATGATTGTGATAATCTCTTAAATCTTTTTGTTGGAAGTAAGGGTGTAATTCAATCTGATTGACAGAGGGAACAACCGAATGAGCATCAATTAACCGTTCAATATATTCAGGTTCAAAATTGCTGACACCGATAGAACCCACCAGACCATCATTATAAATCTCAACGAGTGCTTTCCACGCGGCTAAAGTTTTATCCCAATGCATTGGCATGGGCCAATGAATAAGATATAAATCAACTTTTTCCAAACCCAATTTCCTGAGAGATTTTTGATGCGCTTTAAAGGCCTCATGAAAACCAAAATCAGTTAACCAGAGTTTAGTCGTAATAAATAATTCATTACGGTCAACATTAGATTGAGCGATTCCCAAACCGACTTCTATTTCATTTTCATAGATAGCGGCGGTATCAATGAGGCGATAACCCTGATCTATTGCATGTTTAACAGCCTGAGCTGTATCTTCTTTTGCGGATCTGAATACGCCCAATCCAAATACAGGCATTTCCTTTCCATTATTCAGCATCACTTTCTGATCAATAACACTCATGTAACTCTCCATAACAAATGTTTGTGAAAAGAATAAAGAAACTTCACAAAAAATATATCACTGTCAATTTTTTTTAATGAACAAACGGAGCTAAATATATTTCAGATTATTTTAATATGGATCATGTCTTTAATAAAAACCCGCGCGGGGCGGGTTCCTGGAACGCTGTGCTTTTCGGCTTGCTCGACACCTGACTGAGTGGCGGCGGTTTCCCGCCGCCGTCAGCCTTTATCAGTTAAGTTCGTAGTTCAACATGGCTGAAACCTCTATTCCCTCCGCTTTAAGGTGGAAGTCACAAAGTCTGTCTCGTTCCATTCCAATAACGCAAATGACGGTAAGACAAATCACAACGGTTATCACCGCGAGTTTGTTTCGCATGTTGAACCCTCAAACGTTGACGCGTTAACGATAAAGGGCTACTCTCATGTTGTTCAGGCATGAAGTCGCCCCAGTTGAGTTGAAAAATTCGCTGGGGCTTTCTTTTGCCTGCCGATCACACTTGCTCACGGCAAACAGCCGAAAGCACAGCGACAAAATTATAACACTTCCAGCGACTTAAAATCTCTTCATTATTAATCTTTTAGGTGTCAAACCGTGCGAAAAACACTCACTGTTAATATTTCTGTTTTTCTGAACATTATTCGCACAGATTGAGATCAATTGACGGATTCACCTCACTATACTGACCTCAGTCGCTTCCGCCCCCTTTACAGGAAGTTGGCTACCTCAACTCATAGAGTCTTCGCGTGAATGTGTTAATCAAAAGCCCCCGTTGAATTCCGAACTCTGCGGGGCTTTTTTTGATTCTTAGGATCATCAATCAACCGAAATCAGTCACAAAAAAACCCGCTTTCGCGGGTTTATCTTCATAGAATTCAATATTCTAGGAATTGAGCATCAGCTAATCTCATACTTCCTAAAATCATTTCTAATTTATCGCCAACAAATTTTACGCGTTTTCCTTTTATCAAGCCTGAGGCTGTAGGTTCCTGATCTTTCTTGATAAATACCCTCATGCCTGTATAGGTTCCATCATCAAGAGTAACTATTGCATCTCCCATTCCGTTTATTGATATTTCTTTAACAACGCCATAAACAATAACGGGACTATGACCATAATTACTATCTGCTAAAACTTCATTAGCTTTATATTCTTTTATGTAAAAACTAGCAGGAGCTGAAAATAACTTATCAATGTTCTGATATGTTTGTTTATCTGGATCATCTTGCTTTACTTGATTTACAAGATCAAAAATAAAAGAAAGAAAAGCTAAGGCAACAAAAAATCTAATTATAGTAGAAATGACTTTCACTTATGACTCCAAATCAAAACACAAAGTCAAATTTTAATCAGTTATTTCCTTAAGACTTATCAAATTAAGCTAATTAAAAATATCAATATTTTATTAATTTTTTTGTTAAGTTGCAGTTAAAATAATTCTTTAAGCCTCACGATTTTCATCGTTCGCTCTCGCCAGTACCCGCCGTAAGGCGTTCTGTTACTCAGTCGGCCATAAAGATGGTGAAGCATCATGTTTTTCTCAAGCATGATCCCCGCATGGTTCCATTTCTTTGACTGAATTTGCATCATGATGAGGTCGCCAGGCTTTGGCGGACCGGTAAACTCTCTGAAACCGCACGCATACCAGTTATCGCGATAGAGGTTTTCAGGGTATTCATCCTCCCACCACGGAAAATCAACACGATAATCGGTCAGCTCGACGCCGTGAACCTGCCTGAAGTAGCTCATCACCAGCCCCCAGCAATCGGAATGACCCAGTACAAACGGACGTTCCAGAAGCGGGAGTTCGCCGCGCGGGTAAATCATCCTCAGATCGCCCTCTGGCCAGCTGACAATGACCCAGGGAACGCCACTGTCATCACACATCGCCTCATCGAGCTTGCTGGGTCTGCTGGTGGCATCGGGATGACTATGCACGATAGCGGTAATGAAACCTTCCTCTTCGGCCTGTGCAAAATCTTTCGGGGCGAGAACGAACTGTTCTGATGGTGTTTGAGAGAGGTTTCGGCATGGTCTGTAATGTTCTTTTTGGTCTTTGAGGATCACCACACCACAACATTCAGCCGGATAATCACGTTTAGCATGATCGAAAATCGCCTGAGTAATTTCCTGATTCACCGTTTTTTCTCATAAAAAAACCCGCTTTCGCGGGTTTGAGTGTGTATGTCTTTCAGATTTCGTCTTTAGGATGAATGAGTTTATCGATAAAGGATTTCACCATCCTGATAAACACTTGAGGTTCTTCGATAAAAGGTAAGTGTCCCGAATCCTCAAAACAAATATGAACGGATAGCGGGATCTGTGATGAAATATAATCACTTGCCGCCGGGGTACAGACCCAATCGTAAACCCCTGAAATGATCAGGGTAGGCGCGACGATATTACTGATTGATTCGTGAATATCGTAATGAGGAAGAATGTTATGGACAAAGTGATCCATCACCTCAGGTGAACGGCGAGTGAAGGACATCACTTTTTGAAACTTATCCATGTGATTCGGAGCCATATAGTAAGGACCGACTTTCCTGAAAAATTCTTGCCTCAGGTAACTCATTTCATCGTAATCAATCGTTCGGCCCATCCATTCACAATTCTTTTTTGGTGACAAAGTGAAATTCTTTGCACCGGAGAAGAGATCATGAGCGAGCTGAACCACCTCTTTCGGGGCGCGATCTTCAAGCATTGGAACATTGGCTTTCAATGTTTCTGAGGGTGAAAAGGCTTTTCCTGAGCTAGTGTTACAGAGGATCAGACCTTTAGCGACCTCAGGATGATTGATAGCGATGATTTGTGCGACAAATCCACCCGCCGAATGGCCGAAGATAATCGCACGTTCAAGACCAATCACCTCGATCAACGCCCGAATATCATCAGCAATCTGTTCGAGAGTGATGGTTTCGAGCGGGACTTTTGCTGACAGTCCCTGACCACGCAGATCGACATAAATCACGTTGTAGTTCACTGCCAGTGGATCAAGTCCCTGGCGAAGATAGCCATGATCGAAACCCAGTCCACCATGAAGACAAATGATGGTTTCTCTTTCATTGAGCTGCGGCGTACTGGCATCGAGCTGTTCACCGACAACATCAAAAAAGATTTCGGTCCCGTTGATAGTCGCGAACATTAAAATTCCCCAGTCTCATTCTTTTTCACATACGACGAGACAGAACGAATGAAGCCGGTCCGGTTCTCTTCGAACGAAACATGACAGGAATTATCAAATTCAACATACATTGAATTTTTGATCTGAGACGCGATGAAACGTGCGCCGCTGGGAGGCGTCAGCCAGTCATGTTTACCCGCAATGACGAGCGTGTTCAGCTCGATGATCTTGAGCTGTTCGCGAACGTCATAGGTCTTGTAAATATGATTAACAAAACGATCCAGCATAGGCAAAGCAAGACCGGTATAGGAAAAGACCCGTTTGAAGTTGTCCATCTGGAAGGTGGACAGGAAATAAGGTCCGACCTTGTGGAAACACTCATCAACGGTTTCAGGCGTGATGATGCCCTGACCGTAAACCTTAATGCAGGCCTGAACGACATCTTCAGGCGCACGTTCGGCGAGTGTGGGGTTTGGTTTGCCTTCTTCGATGATTTTTTCAAAGCTGGGCGCGGTATTGACCAGAATCAGTCCTTTCAGCTTTTCAGGGTAACGCAAGGCGAAAATCTGAGAAACGAACCCACCCGCACAATGGCCTAACAGATAGACTTTGTTCAGGCCCAGAACATTCATGAATTCACAGATATCATCCGCCAGGGATTCAAACGTGATCTCCGATGCATCCCCTCCGGTCCGGCCTGAACCGGGTAAATCCAGATAAATGACCTGCCCTAACATCGTCAGGATGTCGATCCCGCACCGTAAATAGCCGTGGTCGAAACCGGATGCACAGTGGACCGCCAGAAAAACAGGTTTTTCCTCAAGCTGAGGTGTTGACCCATTATGACCTTCACCGACAATATCAAAGAAAATACGTTTTCCATTTACATTAACAAACATATGTACCTCAAATGTAATGGGGTCAGGATTGCTTTTCCGATAACCCATCAATAAAACGCATCACCAGTTCTTTAAATTTGTCGTGTTCCTCAATAAACAAAAAATGTCCTGAGTGTTCAAATTCAACGAGTGATGCACCCTGGATTTTGTCCGCGAGCATCCTCGATGAGAATGGCGGACAGGGCCAGTCATAAAAGCCCGAACAAATTAATGTCGGCGCTTTAATGAGACTCACTTTCTCGGCGGAATTATAAAAAGGCACCAGATGACGGAAATAATTAATCAAATCAATATTTCGCATCGTATAACCGAGAATGTGTTGAAACTGTTCCCGATTCTCAGGAGCGAGATAATAAGGACCGACGCGCAAGGCGTAATCATTAAACTCTTCCAGAGAAATCGACCCAGGATTGAAAAAAAAGTTATGCGCCATCGGAAGAAGCTCTTCCGGCGCAAGGTCTTTTAAAGACGGAGAACGACTCAGATCATCGCCCTCACGCGGTAAAACCGTTAAACCCATTGAACTCGACACCAGAATCATCGCTTTCACGCGTTCAGGGTGACGAACCGCGAGACTTTGCGCGACAAAGCCGCCTGAGGCATGACCAAAGATGATCGCAGATGGAATACCTAAGCCTTTCATCAGTTGATCCACGTCATCGGCCATCTGGTCAAAGTTAATCGAGGTTAATTTCACCTCAGGTGATCGCCCTTGTCCGCGCATGTCGGTATAAATCAACTGAAAGTGCTCAGCGAAATCATAAAAGCCCAGCCGAAGATAGCCGTGGTCAAAACCCATTCCGCCATTCAGCATAATCATGACCGGTTTTTCAGGCAGACTGATCACATCGGCATCGAGGCCGGAACCGTCTACATCAAAGAAAATTTCCGTATCATTGACCTTCGCGAACATAGAAACCTCTGTTTTGGGTATGACTCGATAATAAGAAGGAGGAGAGAGATAACTGATCAGACTGAGCGATTTTGGATAAGTTATGTTCTTAAAAGCGAAGTGCCTGGGAAACCACCAAACGACAGCGGATTATCTGCCCCGAATCGTAACTTGCAGCCCGTTACACTCCCTGAACACACGTCCAGTGCGGGATCGTCGACAGGATTATTAAATTTGTCGAAATAGTTGGTTCCGGCATAATCACAGCCATCGCCTGAACGGTACTTTCCGCGCATACACCAGGTGCAAACGGCATGAAGCTGACGGGTCGGGATTTGCAGTCCCTGGAGATCCATCGGACTCGACAGCGTGAATTCGACCTGAATTTTTGTTTCGCTGCTTTTACTGTCGATATAAAAAACGCGAAGCTTTTCCTGAGTCGGATCCGCTGTCGGATTGCCGTCTGTAAAATTTTCTTCATCGAGATATTGCGAGAGCGTGTCGTGAATGGATACTTTCGCCTGAAGCATGTCCTGAAACTGAAGACAGAGCGCGGTGATCGAGCCGTTGAGGTTGGCGACGGTTAACTTTGGTGACGGGGCGCTTCCTGTCGTGGACACCTCAAGGCCTTCTATCTTGCAGGGCCACGCGGAATATTCGAGACCTTGCCACCAGACAGATTTAGCCGGAAGTTGAGACTCATCACCGTTCGCGGCGAGAATTTCCTCTTCGGTATGGGGGATGTTATGGGAATGGAATCGTAATACTTCATCGACGCCGAACGCGGACCCGTCCACCTCATAGAGTCGGATTTCATTTCCGGGTTCCAGCTTCTGATAATCGCTCGTTAAACTCATGGTGCAAACGCCTGGGTAAAAGTTGCGGTCAGTTCAAAGAGACCCGCACCGAGAGCGGTCGGGTTATAGGAGGCGCATCGGTAGAGGCCCAATGACTCTGAGGGAGGCTCCCAGGCAAACGCCTGTGTTCCGCCTCGTTCATCCAGAAAGGTTTTAATTTCCTCTATGAAGGCCTCAGTACCGGTAAAGGTGAGATTCCAGTTTTGAGAGCGGGTATTGAGTCCGTTTCCGGCGACCTGCTGATAACCGTCTCCGAACTGGATCGAGCGAACATTGAACGTCATGTCGCCCGATGCGTTAATTCGTGGACACCAGGTGAACGTTTCGATGGCCATAGAGCGCCTTTATTGAGACGAAAAAAAACCGCCAGGCGGCGGTTTGTGATTGTCTGAGAGGTCTAGCGAAACAATTCTCTGTCTTCTTCAGGTAAAAGAGAAAGTAACGCGTCTAAAGAAATATCTGAATCAAAATCGATATTGTTTTTCCTCAGGAATTTCTGAACCTTAAGTTTTTGCTCAAATAATCCCTGCATTTCTGTTTCAAGCGGCGAATGTAAATACTGAACACCATCGGGATCCCACATATTCACTCCTTAACAAAAGAGAGACAGTTAGATTTCACCTCAAATGCTATGCCTGTCGGGAATGATTACGGATCAAAGTAAGTGATTTATCGTCTTCCTTTGACCACGCGACCAATATCCCCATCGTCTCGCAGATCGCGAGACAGATTTTGTTTATATCGTTCATCAACAAATCGACCGATCTCATTACCGAACTGACGCCAGTCAGCGGCGTTGGTGGTCGACTGGGAACCGGAATCGGAGATCGTGATATTGACCTGAACACCGCCGTTCGGTGATTGTGTCCCGGAATTTAAACCGCTGGCTTTGACACCTAACGAACCATCCGAGGCGCGTTGTAACGGAATGATCGCCTCAGGTCCATCCTCCCCCATCAATCCGGCACCACTGGCAAACCGAAACAGCGTGGGCGAGCTGACGATCGAATTACTGAAGCCGCTGAGACCTGCACCATAAACCCCGCCTTTCGCGTTCGCCGTCGCGGTTCCACCAAACAGACCTGAAACACCAGAGGCGAGAGAACTCAGTAATCCCCCTGCACCGCTAAAGAGCTGAGAGGCGGCGGCCTGAACCGCGACTTTCTCAATCATCTGGAGGACAGAGACACTCCACTGTTTCCAACTGACCGTATTTCCCTCTAATGCTGAATTGACGTTATCAAGCGCACTGCTCATCGCTGAGCTGACATCATTCGAGACTGTCGAGGAGATGTCCGAGGTCTGGTCGACCCAGTTCTGATAACCGGCTGTCGCACCTGCCAGCCAGTCAGATTGAAGAGCGTCAATTTTTTTATAGTAATCCTGCTGGCTGGCGATGCGGGTTTGTAACGCCTGATTCAATGCGCTGGTTTCTCTGTCATAAACACTCTGATTGATGTCGCCGGCTGACCGTTGACGATCGAGATCGCGTTGCTGAGAGAGATAATCCTGACGAATACTGATGATGTCCTGAAGCCGTTGTTTTTCCTGATCGCCTAAACCGAATCCGCTGGTGTTTATATCGTTTGAGGCTTGCGCGTTGGCATTTGCTTGTTGAAGGTTATTGATGTACTGCTGAACGGCGAGATTATCCTGATTGGCTTTCTTGATAGCATTAAGCCTGTCAACTTCGGTGGCCAGATCGGTGAGCCGTTTAGCCTGAGCGGTGCTGAGTCCTTTTAAATTTCCGCTTTCCAGGTTGAAGTTCAGTTTCTGAAGCTCAGTGACCTGTTGTGTTTTCCGACCTGTCGTGTCGATCAGTGCAATCTGACGCTGATATTCCTGAGTGGCCGATTTAAACGCGCTGGCGAGCTGCTTCGCGGCCTGATCTGCGCCATTGGTCTGACCATGATTTGAAAAATCGTTTACGGTTGCCTGTTGCGTCGGTAACTGAATATTCCCCAGCGGTAAACTGTTTGCGCCGGAATTCTGCTGGTTGTTAAATCCAACATAGCCTCCGGCCTTGAACCTGTCCGAAACCGTTGAGAGAAGCGAGATAAAGTTTGCGGTCCTCGCGGCAATCGAACCCAAATCGGCCACCAGCGAAGCCACCCCACTGACGAGTTTTGTCAGACCCTGTAACACGGTTGGATCAGTAAATGTTTTACGTAACTGATCGAGACCGTTCTGAAGCGGACTGAGATCGACATTTGCCAGCCCTGCGGAAATCTGGGTTTTTAAACCATCGACCTGAGCGGACAGATTCTGGAAAAAGTTACTGACTTTTACCAGGTTCTGAATCTGGCTGTCATCAGGCGCTATGCCAAAATCCTTAGCTTGCTGTTTGAACTTATTCAGTTGTTCATTATTGTTTTGCAGCAATGGCAACAGACGCGAACCGTCATTCACAAGACTTTCGAGAATGTTGGTCTTTCCGGCCTGAGAAATATTTGAATTGTTTAGTGCCGTGCCGATCTGCTCAAGAATTTTATCAGGTGATAATTTCTGGAGCTTCTGGGCAGACAAACCCAGTGTGTCTAATGCCTGAGCTGCATCCCCGGATTTATTAAGGACCGCATCACCGAGTTTATCGTTGATGTCTTTAAAAATGTCGGAGATCTGGTCTCCGGCAAGTCCGGCCCGCTGCGCGGCATATTGCCACTGAAGGAGGGTCTGAGTGGAAATATTCAGGGATTTCGCCCAGCGATCGGTTTCGGCAACCTGATCGGCGGTGTTTTTCACCATCGCAAGGGTGGCCGTCCCCACCGCTTCGGCGGCGGTGACGGCTGCGGCTGCGGCACCGGCAAGCGCTGCACCGGCTTCAAGCGCGGCGGCTTTGGTTTTTTTGCGCCAGTCATCCGCCGATCGTTGTGCTTTGTTCATCCCCTCGATAAACCCGCCAACTTTGGCGATGAGGTCGATGGTTAGTGTTCCGAGGGATCTCGCGGCCATACTTACCCCATAAAAAAACCGCTTACGCGGTGATGTTACTGAGTGATTAACCCCAGGTGCTCATGGCCTCCTTGAGCGAAATGGGTTCTGTGGGTTCTGGTGTTGGTTCGTTAAAGTGTTCAGTGAAATCGGTTGGTGAGAATGGCGGGGTTTTGCTGTCGCGGTTGACGTTGGCCATCACGCTTGAAATCACCCCACTCGCCCATTCGGTTCTGAGACCGGCATTTAATGAGCCATAACGATTACGGTAAAGCGCCCAGATCTTAAATTCTCTGAGACTGAGATTTTCCTGTGCGGTGGCGATGGTGTTCCCGCCAATGCCATTCAGGACGAGTTCGCACCAGAATTCTTCTTCTTCACTGAGCTGGTATCCTTTCCCAAATCGTTGACCTCCTGAATCGCCACAAGCAGCGCGATAGTTAATGCGCCATCCAGCGACCCACGTTCGGGATCGGCCTCACCTGTTATATCACCTGGCGTGAAAATCGGCTTGCCCTGTTCATCACAGATTGAGGCGGCGATCCGTCCTGCGATGCCGTCTATCTTGCCACCAATCGCCATGATGTCAGAGGTTGCCGTTTGATAACCCATAGGTCGAACAAAGACCGTCGCTTTAAACGTGTCCTCACCCTGTACCCATTCAATTTCTTTTTCGACAGGTCGCCCCGTAAACGCACCCAAATCTTTCAAATTATCAATTGTAAGCTTCATCGTGTCCCATAAACGAAAAAACCCGCCGAAGCGGGTTGAGATTTTCAGAGTTACAGTGATTAGCTGGAATAAATCACGTTATTTTCATCATGCAGAATAAAGGAAAACTGTTGTGGGCCATACTGCCAGAACGGAACTTCAATGATCGCATTCTTATGTTGCGAAACAGCCTTAACAAAACGCTGAGCATCATTAACAAATAACACATCATTTCGACCGCCTGTTGAACGACTCAGGGCAAAACGCTGAACTTTCCCATCGTCAAACCGAACAGAGGCATAACATCCATCATAACCACAATCAAACTGGCCATCGGTTGTATACAGATAAACATCTTTGGTTTTCGCGTTCTTTTTTCCGTTCTCACCGTGTACAGCATAAGAACGATAATTAATGCTTAAATACGCGCCTTTGTTATAAGGAAAGTTAAACACTTTCTTGTTCAGTGATGCGTTTGAACTGTATTTTATATCTGTACCGCGTAAATCGTCATGTTCAAAATGAACACCCCAGTGTTTCACAGATTTTTCGACACGGGTTACAGATTTAACAGGAAGCGTATAAGCAAGGTTATCGATTTTATCGGATAAAGAAGCGTGTTTAGTCGTATCGGGTAGATAGTTTGACGGAACACTATCAGTTGCCATCAACTTATTTAAACCCAGACCCAATAAAATCGCCACACCTAACACTTTTAACTTATTCACTTTCTGTCTCCCTCAAATCAACTGGGGGAATGATACAATGTATACACAGGCGGAAGTTATCAATGTGTGCTCTTCTGAATTAAGAACCCGCGTCCTCATCTTTCGGCACCCAGATCCCCGCGCCAGATCGCTGAATGGTTCCAGTAGACTGAACCACTGTGTTCGCCTGGAAATCAAACGGGAAATCGGACACATACCCTTTAAAGACATACCAGGTGCGATCCGTTGGCAGAAGGAGACCATCAACCGCTTCATCAGAGTCTGAGGTGTCAACAACCGGTTCAGATTCACCATCACTCCAGCCAATCGCAAACACCAAATCTTCCTGATCGGCGGTTTCTGCCAGGTTACTCAGCATGAGGTGACTGGCGTTAGCGGGATCAGCATTCAGTGTTAGTGATGCTTGCGCGGGAGTGCGAAGCCCTTTCTTATACGTCCGTGTGCTTTTCTCACTCAGACATGTGTCTTCAATCTGATCGGCTGGGGCTGAGCCTGGGTTAAACGCTGTAATACATTCAATCTCTCCGACTGTTACGTTATTGTAAACATAAAGTTGAGTGCCTTGAGTTAATACAGACATAATTTCTCCACGCAAAAAAAACCGCCTTTCGGCGACGGATTCAGATGTTTAACGTAGAACCATCCAGTCGACATCAAATGAGTACCGGAATATTAACGGTTGCTTTGAATTATCAACCTCCTGTGCTCCCCACCGGGTAATATAACTGTGTGGCTCAATAGCATCCCGAATCGCTTTCGCCACATTCACACATTCATCACCTTTAGGTGAATACACATCCACCTGTAATGAAAACGTGTCAGCGTCTGGCAATGTTCCAAGATAATTTTCAGGCGACCCGGCATAGTTCTGATAAACCGCATAGGGATAAACTGGATTTGTAATTGGCTGATTACCAAAATTATAAAAACGTAATATTTTTGGACCCAGTAAACTCATCACAGTCGGATCATTGAAGAGGACTTGTGCAATCGGGGCCATCATGGTTGAACACCTCGCTTTCTCGCACGACGAATCGCCCTGTCGATTGATTTGCTGTATTCGGTTGTGAAGGTGTTAAGCACATCGTTAATGCTGCTGTTCATCGCAGGTCGCATAATCGGACGCGCGGCCATCTTTTCAGTGCCAAATTCCAGTAATCGCCAATGGGGAGTAGGCGCATTTTGAGACAGGTCAGGATGATCAACCAAAACCGCACCATGAAGCACACCGATTCGAAATGCGATGTCGCCAGTCTGCCGAAAGAGATAACCGTTCCATCTGAGGGCAATGTTATCTTCGATGCTGCGCCGCGTCAGCGTATCATCGACGCGACTTGCATTCTCTTTCGCTTTGCGAACAATAATGTTTCCTGCCTTACGAAGGGCGGCGCGTCCACCCCGGCGCCGTAAATCATCACTGATTTCATAAAGCTTGCCCACCAGCTCATCAACGCCTATCAGTGAAAACTCAACACCATCACTCATCGGTTACATCCTGAGAACAAGGAAGAGTGATGTAGTCCGTAGTATAATAAATATCATCGAGTGTACCCTGAATATTATAAATTTTATTATTAAACACAATTCGATTTTCGTTCGTAACATCATCACGATATCGAATCGTTATTCTCGCCGTGACGACAGAATCCAGCGCGGAAGCGGCGATATATTCCCGCGCGGATAGTGGCGCAACCTCAGCCCAGACATTAGCGAGTAATTTCCATTCAACAGAGATTGTCCCGAAAGCGGGATCATACGTTTCTTCCGGGTATTGAATGGCCACTCGTTTACGTAATCTTCCCGCTTCCATTATTTATCCTCGCGGTTTTCCACTCAGATAGGTTTGAGACGGATTCCCATTTTCAGGATCAGCAAGCAACGTTTCATAAATGATGGCCACAAGACCTTCATTCGATTCAGCGAGACGCGTTATCGCCTGAGTTTGTGCTTTTATTGCCTCGACTAGCGAGTTTTCCAAAGGTTCGTTCATAAGCAAGTCGTGTCATCTTTTTGATCCACTCGCGACGAGCGGCACAACCACCACATTTCATCGTGTGTCCTCAGATAATTGTCGGCTGACGCAAGGAATAAATCAGGCTTGTAACCGAAAACGGCAAATAACCGTGTTGATAGGTGGTTTCCTCTTCACCGTTTCGAACCCGGTCAAGAATACCCACCAAAATCAGCGTGGCCATTTTCACCCTGTCGAGTTCATTGGTCCCGGTTATCACATTGCCATCATCATCAACCACGACATCGCGAGAACTTTGGATGTAATCGAGGACGGCGGCACTTGCGGAATAAATCTTTTGCTGAAGGTCATCGTCTCCGGCGTCAGTATCTATGCGCAAATGCGCTTTCGCCTCATCGAGCGTAACGAATTCAATCATACTTACCTCCCGTCACGTCCGCGCTTAACAGCCAGTTTCCACCCTGAGGAACCAGCCTCATTCGGACGATCGCTGGTGGCTTTATAGCAATGCCAGATCGAACCGCCAAACGTCACGCAATCCCCTTCCTGATAGGTCCGGCCAGGTTGATAAACATCCCGGTAAATCATGACAGGAAGCGAGAAAGTTTTAGTCTGAACCTCGCCGTTCGACTGGCTCAGGTTGAATGTGAAAATGCGATCGTTTTCCAGATTCACGGAAATGTCATTGAGACCATTAACCACGCATTCCCATCCGCTTAATCCGGCTGTTTTCTGGTAAGCACGCCAGAGACCACCGTTATGAAGCGCATAAGTTCCGCGAGGATAACTTTTCGAGGTGTCGATTTCCGGCATCACCTCAATCTGAAGCGCGTCCCGTCCGTCATCCCCTTTTTTGCCTGGCTCAGGCATCGCCAGTTCACTCACAGCTTTGTTCACTGCATCGTCAACCATCGGTTTGAAGTCAGGGAGAGGTAATGGCTCAGGGATCACGATTTCAATATTATCGACAGCGGCTTTCACCATGCTTTCGATATCAGGTAACGGTTCTGGGTCGGCGGGTTTGGGCAATTCGATTCGGGACACGGCATCCTGAATCATTTTTGCGAAGTCTGGTAACGGTTCAGGCTCAGGAAGCTTAATATCTTCAATCGCATCCTCAACCATCGATTTCACCTCATCGCGCTGAATCATGACCGGCAAAAGGACAGCCTCAACAGCATCGAGAACCATTTTATCAATGTCAGGTAACGGTTCGGGTTCTGGCAGGACGATCCCGGCAAAGGCATCAGCAACCACATCAGAGACAAGCTGACCGACATCAGGCAGTTTTTCAGGTTCTGGAATCGGAATTTCGGCGACAGCCTGTTTAATCATTCCCTCAATATCAGGTAAGGGTTCAGGCTTAGGAATGGTAATTCCTGAAACGGCCTTATTCACGATGGCCTCGATGTCAGGCAACGGCTCAGGCTGAGGCAAGTCGATCGAAGAAATGACATCGACAACTGCTTTCGTTACCATCAGTTCGAGATCTGGGAGCGGTTCGGGTTCTGGAATCGGATATTCACTCACCGCTCGCTGAATCAGTGCGTAAAAATCAGGTAACTCAGGTTTGATCGGTTCAGGGATCTCAATATCTGAAACAGCCGCTTTCACCATCGATTCAATATCGGGAAGTGGTTCTGGTTCGGGAATAACAATCGCTTTCACTGCATCCGAAACCATCTTAGCAATATCAGGCAATGGTTCAGGTTCTGGTAACGTGATCGCACTGACCGCCTTCATCACCATTCCCTCAATATCTGGTAACGGTTCGGGCTGAGGGATCACAATCGCCTTCACTGCATCAGAAATCATCGAGGCAATATCAGGCAGTGGTTCAGGTTTGATGGGTTCCGGGAACTGAATCGCTGAAACCGCCTCTTTCACCATCTTTCCAATATCAGGCAAAGGCTCAGGTTCTGGGACAGAAATCTGTTTTACTGCCTCAGAGACCATAAAACCGATATCAGGGAGAGGTTCAGGTTTGGGTAACGGGATCTCTGCGATGGCTTTTGTCACCATCCCCTCAATGTCAGGTAACGGTTCAGGTTCAGGAATGGAAATCTGATCAACGGCCTCTTTCACCATGCCTTTGAAATCCGGGACAGCAATCGGTTCAGGAACAGGAACCTGAATGGCTGCGACAGCTTTCGCAATCATACCTTCAATATCAGGTTCAGAAATCTGGGGTTCACGTTCACTCAGCGTTTTCGCGATAGCCTCATCAATAAGCGCTTTAAAATCAGGTAATGGCTGAGGTTCAGGAATTTTGATTTTGGCGATTTCAGCATGAATAAGTTTGCCGAAATCAGGAAGTTCAGGAGGTTCGATTTGTGCATAAACCCGCGCGGCAATATCGGATTCATCAATAACATCATTTTCTATTTCAGAAATTCGCGTGTTCATTTTCGAATTCAATTCATTTTGAAGATTAAATGATTCACGAACCTCAGAAATATATTGATAAAGAACACTGAGTTCTGAATTTAGATCATCAATCTTAGATTCTTTTTCCAGGACAACAGATTGAAAACTGAATTTTAAATTACGCTCTAGTTTTTCTAATAACCTTGCGAATAATTCGCCCATTGAGACTGAAAGCGATGTATCTCGCGGTGAAAGCATGTCTTCTGCTCCCTCTATTCCACTTGTGACAATCGAGTTCAAAAAGAATTCGCGAATGTCATCGTCCGAGGCTGGTTCATTGGGATCAGGTGCATCAGGTGAACCATTATTATCAGATGTCGGTGTTGGCGTGGGTGTCTGGGAAGATGACGTTGTAAACGGATCGTCTTGCGCATCACGTTTCGCCAGGGCCTCAAGAGAATAATTCTGTTGCTGGAGATAAGGCGTGTCGCCGCCCTCAACAGGTTGCATATTCTCTTTAATCCGCACCTCATTCGGGGCAAGGAATCCCGCTCCAATACCATCGCCATAGGATTTATAACGTGCGGCGGTGTCCATCCGTAACAAACGGCCATGATCGAACTCAACACAGGTTTGTTCGTTCAGATTGAACGTATCCGCGATAAGCGTTTCAATCGCGGTCATATGGACCTGTAAGCACTGAGAATAGTAAGCCTGTTCCAGTGCTTCGATATTGTTATAAGAAGGCGTCTGTCCCGTATCAATTTTATATAAGGGAACACGGAACGTAGACGCGACGAGCTGGTTTGAAAGATTGAGCTGTTCGACTAACTGTGAATCTGTTGCGTTCTGCGACACGGCGACAAAGCTCGCGCCGTCTGCAAGTAATGCTGTTTTCCCGGCATTTTCGCCAGAATAGCCAGAATTCCAGTTATCCTTAATTTCCTGTGCTTTCTCACGGTCAACGGAACCCGGCACAACAATGATCCCGCCTGGTTTACCGCCGTTCTGAAACGTGTGGGCGGAATTACGAAGCATGGCCTCCCCGCCAATCGCCGCGAGTCCGCTGGCATAAATCGGTGATAAACCGCATAACGGATGAAACAGGGTGTTAAAGCGATCATGAATCAGCTCTCGTGCTGGAACGTAGAGACCGCCGCTTAACCCATTGAGTTCATCGGTCAGAATCGAATAAAAAATCTCACCATCGTCTGAAATGTAAGGGATCACACGACGGGGATCGAGAACGCGAAGCTGTTGAACGCGATTCGCTGAATCACGTAATTTGAGAATATAAGCGTTGCCGTGAGCAAGCTTTGAAATCATCCAAAGCTCGAAAAATTGCATCGCTGTCTGATAAAAATTCGGCTTGATCAGGAGAGGACTGAGAACAGGATCGTTACCTTTAACCCAAACCCCATTAGACTGACGGCGCTTAACGCTGACAGGCATTTTCGCGACATCTGACGATATCAGAGAAATACAGGAGAAAATCGCCGGGTATGCAAGGACACTATCAAGCCGAATTTCGATATTCCGTTGCCATGCACCCCCAAAAGGTTCCAGGACCCGACTCCATGCCCCAGAGTTAATAGAGTGTAAGGCTTTCTCTTCTTTCGCTTTTCTGCGAAAAAAATTGAACATCTATCGACCCTTTCTCGTGATCCGTTTTGCAACGGTTGGAAGAATTTCAACAAATCCGGCGAGCTGAAGGATCAGGGCATGATCCCCGCGAATAAAACGTTTCTCGCCGGAACAGGCGTCATGAGTAGGTTTAAGGTAACGAACGAGAATCATAATGATTCAGGCGGGGGGAACCCCGCCTGTCCTCTTAGCTGCCAGCGGTTACTGAATAATCAATGTCAGTAATTACAGACACCGCCGCATCACGGCGACGCATCCAGTTGATCCAGCGTTCGGCACGAACGGCAACGCTGTTTGTCTGGAACATGGAAACCAGTTCAATCGGGGCGGGAGTGATTGAATCGTGAGTCGGTGCGGATTGCATTTCCAGCGATGCTTCAGTTGAAATATCAATCGCAACACCACCATCATCGGCCAGATAGATGTTTGGCGCATCGACCAGAATCAGCGAATCATCGATATACTGAGACACGATGACCGGAAGACCGTTAAAGGTTCCGCCGAACATGGTCATGTCTGGGTATTCACGCTGTCCGAGCGCATTTTTGCGTTGAGACAGAGTGAGCGCTGTAGTTGATGACATCAGCCAGACTGCACCAGTGGGAGACAGATTCGCATCAATGAACACGCTCAGGGCGGTGTTAGCATCCTGATCGGGAACACCAGAAGATGCGCTGGTTGCTGCACCGTTTGTGATGGATGCGGGAGAGACACCATCAACCGCCGCTTTTGTCGGATCGATAAAGTCAGTATCAAGACGCTCAATCACCGCATCAGCCAGAGACTGACGAACCAGTGAGTCAGCGGATGGGGTTGAAAGGCGAATGACCTCATCTGTCAGAACGGCAATCGCGGCAACTTTGGTAAAGCCCAGAGTGACCTGGAAGAAATCAAAGCTGGTCAGCGGTTTGGCTTTACCCTCACCCACCCATTGAGACGCACCGCCTGAGGACTGCCCTTTGATACGGACATTGAACGGAATGCGGTTCAGTGCCGGAATACCGTTCGCACCAAAACGACCGATGATTGTCTGAGGGCGGAGGAAATCGATGAAATCAGCGGTGTAATCCTGAACAGTTACCAGGTTTCCGGCCCAGTTTGGATCGCTGGTTGAACCCGCCGCAATCAGATCTTTCATCACACTCTGAAGTTTGATGTCGTCTGGGTACTGAATTTTGGACAGCATCGCCGCCTCAGACTTAACGCCTTTGGTCGCGGCAAGCATTTTCGCCATACGTGCGAAACCAATCCCTTTTTCAAGCGGTTTCTCAACGTGGATGATAGCGGGAGCCTGAACGTTTTTAACCGTAGTCACCTCATTACCGGCAACATTCTGAACAGGTTTCGCGGTAGAAGCTTTCTGAGCTTCCAGATCGCGTAAACGCGCAAGATGCGCATCGATGCTTTTCACCTCGACAGTGATTTCATCATATTTTTCATCTTCCTCAGCATCGAGGGTGCGACCTTCGTTAAACGCTTTTTCCATCAGCTCAGCGCGTTCAGCATCAAGCGAGCCACGTTTCATTTCGAAGGTTTTAATTTGTTCACCAACGTTCATAGTTTTTTCATTCCTGATGGTTGATTTTTTTGCTGAATCGCCAGCGGATTTAGTGAGATGAACCACGCGATGCGCGGGTTCGGGTGGTGGTGGCGGAGGTGCTGTAGTGCCAGACGAGGCGCGCAACTCCTGATCAATGGATTTCACGGTTTGAATCGTGCCTTCCGCGTTGGCGGGAACGGTCACAACCGAAAGTTCGTACCATTCCCATGAGGAAAATCGGATCCCGCCCTCGTCGATGTAGGAATATTCGATAGGACGAAAGCCAATAGAGAGACCTTTAACAAGGCCTAATCGGATGGATTGCCACGCCTCATCGAGTCGGGCGGCGAGCTGGCTGGGGAGATCGGCTTGCGCGAGCTGCGCCTTGATCTCAATCCCCTCATCAGTCACGCGAGCGGATGTAACCTGACCGATGGGTGACAGATGATCGTGTTGCCAGAGAAGCGGAATCGGGAGCTGAAATTTGGCTCCATCCGGCATCACGACATCACCATAACGATCAGGTGTCGGTGTCGAGGCGATGCCGGTGATTTGTCGCGTGTTTTCATTGACGGCTTTTAGACGCAACAAACTGACAGCGCGTTGATGCTGCATTTTGTTATCTCCAGAAACGAAAAAGCCCGCTTTCGCGGGCTTAGATTGATCCGTTTTTGTCAGTAATCGCTGATATGTTGATAAAACCCGAAATAGTTCGGGCGTTAATAAGGATTGATTGAACGTTTTAAGTTATGAGAAAAATTCGCCGGACTCGTGTTATTCAACCGTCGCTACTCAAGCGCAATGAGATTAAGAAAGCAGGATTTATCATGATCTTTCTGTTACTCGTTGTGTGGTTCGCTGCCTTTCATTTCATAAATAACTAGGAGAAACCGTGTTCACAAAACATTATTCTGTCGACCCTAAACACATCGATTTTCAAAATGTCATGGACGGTATTTTTTACCCGTTTTATATGGAATGGTGCCGTCATGACTTCATCAGTAATCAGTTAGGCGTGAATATCGAACAACTTTTTGAAATGGGTCATCAATGCGTAATTGTTGAATATACTTTGCGCTTCCGCAAACCTGTTAAGCGTGGCGATATGATGGAGGTAAACTGCGTCATGGAGCCAAGTGATAAACGCACTCGTGTTAACTTTGTTCAACAAATCAAAGTCGATGGTCATGTTTGTGCTGAGGCCACTTTTGCTTGCACCGTGTTAGCTAACGGTCGACCCTCTATTCCTGCTGCATGGTTAGAAAATTTACAACGGGCTTAAGATTAAGGGCGGTCTGACCGCCCCTTTCCTTAAAAGCAAAAATCACTCAGTGAATGACCTTTGATTTAAAAGAAAGACAATAAAAGGAAAATCAACATCAATGGGCATTAAGAATTTTCTGAATAAAGTAAAATCATTGTTACCCCGTGATTTTGAAGAAATTGATGGTGTACGCTATTACAAACTCAAAAATCATACTGCGCGTGTTCATTTCGATCCTGAAATGTCAGTGTATGTTGGAATTATTGTCGAATATCCCAGTATGGCGAATTTCTTTAGTTATTATGAGGCTGATATTAAATATGAAGCCATTAAAGCATTAAAAAGTTATCTTGCTTTCGCCAAAACTAACCAATAAAAGAAAGGGCCACACGGCCCTTTCTTTTCATCCCCAAAACGTCTGAGAATCGAAACGATAAGGTTGAATAAATGGCGGTAATCGGTCTTTTTTATAGCTGCAATCGAGATAAATAGCACAATTGATGATCGGCATAGCAATAACTTTACCGTAAGTAATACCTAGATTACTGAATACAATATCAGGATCAAACTCTCCGCTCTTTCTCATGTCAGCAAGATTGATAATCAAATCAGATTTTTTCATTTTTTATTCCTTCCGATAATATGGAAAACAAGAGCAATTTTCCAACATCCGGGATAAAAAAAATCATAATTCATGCGAATGATTACAAAAAATGATGTAAATAAAGAGCCTTTCTTGCTCAAAACCGCACACTTTGAGTATCTTTTTTTAATATAAAGGATTGAATGAATGATGTTTTAAATAAAACTTCACGAAAATAAAATTTTATTTTGTGACATAAAAACAATCTAAACTTTTAATTATTGACAATAAAGGAGAAAAGATGAAAAAGCTGATCATTGTTTTTGTTGGTCTGTTGCCCCTTTTCAGTTATGCAAATACCACATACAAAGGGAACACCATGCATCAATCTGGTTTTAATCCGTCGCAACAGCGGATGCAATCACAGATGCTTGCTCAGCAACAACAACAGCAAATGAAATTGCAACAGGATGAGCAAAGTCAGATGCAGAACATGCAACGTCAGATGCAAGAGCAACGCACAAACAATCAACAGCGAGTGCTGAACTCACAACCTGGTCACTAGATCCAAACTCAGACAAATGAAAACCCGAACGACAGATGTCGATGCTTTCTGGAATGAATGCATCGACAGCTTCTTAAACATAAAAGACACCATAATCTTTTTTAGTCGGTCCGGGATTTAATGCCATCAAAGACACGGCATCAAATAAGGCCATCAAGGGGTCTATTTTGCCCGTTCCGCTTGCCTGTTTTGTGATGAGTGTTGCGTTCCCTGATGGAACAACCTTAGCGTTTGAAACACACCAGTTCATTAAAGGCTGTTTAGCATGGATCATCGCACCTTCAGCAAGTTTTCGTTCGGCGGTTTTGATTGCCCCACCCAGTCGCCAGCCCTGACTGATACCAATGATCGAATCCTGAGGAACACCCGCCTCAACCATCGCATCGAGTAACATCCCGACTCCGGCTGGGTCCATGCCAACTTTATCGAGTAAGCCAGCCGAAAAAATTTCGAGAACGAGCTGAGCGATTTGTTCAAAGTCCTCACCTACCGTTTCGATTATGGTGAAATCGCCATTTTCAACGAAATCATTCAGACGGCTTTCTTCACTCTTACGACGTTCAATCGCCTGACGCGTACACCAGCCATGAGACCAGGAGAGCCACATCCGTGAGACTTTATCGCGACCGACAATGGAAAGGCCTAACAGGTCATCTAAGCCCCCGCCATCGATGCCCACACAAATCACCTCAGAACGTTTCAGGATGCTCTCAAAAGTAATCGTGGCATCCTCTTGTTCAATCCAGTAATCAGCACCTGGCCATCTGTCGTTTCGGAGGTTCATTCCGATCTCAACGTTCAGATGTTTTGCGAGGAATTGCTGATAAGTGCCGTCTGTTTTGTTTTTGTACTTTCTGAATTCGCTCTCCAGCCAGTCCAGGCTAACAGAACGACCGATATTCGGATTGGTGATATAGAAATTCTTTGGATCCTCATAGGCTTTATCTTCGATTAACACCTTAGGGAATTCATAGAGGATGCCCAGTGTTTTCGGATCGTGAATCACACCGTCGCGAACGTCTCGCCAGTAATCGAGTTTTTGCTTAAAGATGCCGGTCGGAGGTTCATCACTCTGAGTGGTAAGAAAGATTACCCACCCCTCATTTCGTGAGACCTGTCCACCTAACGCTTCCATGAACATCGATTCGGCTTTTGCACGCTTACCAAAGATCCATAATTCATCAACCAAAATCCGCCCGGATTTTTTACCTGAAACAGTATCGGTATCAGCCGCAACCACTTTAAGTGAGTTCCGGTTTACACGATGCGTGATAGTTCGTGTATGGTCCTGAACATGAAAAATGTCTGACAGTTCATCATCAGAACGGATCATTGAAGCAGCAGGCTTGAAACTATTGTCGGCAACCTCTTTAGTCGGTGCAAGAATGAGATGTTCCTCATCCTCACGCCAGCACAGAATGAGCGCCGTTAGCATGATGCCAGCGGCGATCGTGGATTTGGTGTTTTTCTTACTGATAAGAAGACCATATTCACGAATTTTCTGATGTCCGGTCTCAACGTCATACCCACCGAAGATCGCTCTTACAAAATCAAACACGAACTGATCGGAACATTCCCCAAATGTGGGTTTGCCTGGTAAATCCGACACCCTGAGTTTTTTAAAGATGTCTAACCCGATATTCGCAATTTCTGGATAGATGGGTTCAGGTATAATAGATTGTTTATTCAACAATCTTTCCGCCCAGTCAGGGCAATCTGTACGCCATTCCATTTAAAACCTCAGTAATAACCGCTCAGATTGTGAATCTTTAAGGCTTCAACCTGGATAAGTTCTGAACATGAATGAGAGGAAATTAAAATGCGACAATCGAGGATTATCGACCATCCACCAGCGACCCAGATTTATAAAACACCTGAGGAGATTTCACGTCAGATTGAACTTATTAAAATGACAATCGGATTATTTTTCCGACCATTAAATCTTGCCTCTCAAATGGAATTGATCGGTGCGTTAGAAAAAATGGGCGGCGATTATAAGGAAATGGCCGATTATTTACGTCTTTTCAAACAGGAAAAAGACGCAACTGAGACAGTTTTAGGCTCTAACCCGAATTGTTAACCACCAGTTTAGGCGGAGACATTGCTGAAAATGCGCTTGCCGCCTTCTTCGCTGCCGTGTTTTTAGCCTCTTTCTTACCTGATTCACCGATTTTACTCGCAACGTAAGGAGCAAGTTTTGCAGCAGCATCGAGCGCCAGCTTTGGATCGATGTAAAGTGCGTCATTCATTATCCGTTTCATTACCAGAAGCGGATCATCAATAGATTCAGCTTTTACCAGTTTCGGAGGATCGTCTTTTTGCGTTTCAGTTTTCTCTGGCACCGGTTCTGAATGAGTCGCCACATCATCGCGAGGGTTATCTTTTTTAACCCGCTCGATATAAGCCAAAACATCTTTATCTTTCGATAGCTCATGACCTTTATATTTTGCGCTTGCGGGGCTGTAACCGCCAGAAATTGCCGATTGAGTTTTATTCTGTCCACGCATTAAGGCATCTGCAAACATCCTTTTTTTGGTGGTTAACATGGTTTTTCTCTCTTATTTTTTCTTTGAAGCGTGTTTTTTGGCGAAAAGTTTTGCATGAAAAAGGCAATCATCAAATATTTTACCGTTTTTACTGGTATTTGATGCGCGTCGAAAATAAGCGACGGCTTCTCTTGCGCCAATATTACAGGCAACCTCATCAAACCCAAGTCGTTCAAGTTCGATAATGATGTTCTTTTCGATGAATTCTATTTTGGTCATACCAATGCTTTCACCTCCTGATCAAACCCAGGAAGTTCGAGCTGAGATAATTTCAGAACAACATCATGCGCATTGGCAATCATACGTTTTTCTTTTTTCCGTTGCGTCATCAGCCCACTCCCGCGCTGGCCATGTTCCTCAAAGGAAAATCGCTCAGCGAGTGAGACACGGTTTTGCATTTCAGCAACGGTCATTTCTTTAAGGCGAGTAAAGTCCATCAGATTGACCCGAACGCGCCCTTCCAGCTCGTCCATTCGGTCAAAAACACGCGCCTGAGCGTCATAATCATAAGACATTGCCATTAAACAGGCCTCTCGACGCGGGAATTTATAGCATTTTAAGGCTCTTCCGGTCGTGTCAGTGTACTGAGCCGAAAATTCGGCTGAGTGTTTTTCACCCAGAACCTTCAGAACTTTATCGAGAAAATGTTTGTGCTGTAATTTTGAGTATTTCTTACAGGGAAATTCCAGGCTTTCATTTTCGGCTTTTCGCGCGCGAACATCATTAATGAAATCCACAACCTCAAGACTCGTCATTGTCGCGATGTCTGGAGCAGGCAAAAAAACCGGTTGAATATTCATAACGCCTCCTCAATAAGTCGGGCGGTCTTTTTGAAGTGGTTAAAAAGCGATCTACCTCAGTTTTGCTCAGGTAGATCACCTCTCAAACAGAAAAAAAAATTTACGTGATTGGGGGCGAGGTTTAAAAAGTCTTGACATTGAAATCTTTTTTATATCCCCCCTTTGGTTTCGTAAGAATGCTTTTGAAATAAAAAAAGGCGCAATAATTGCGCCTTGTTATCATCATAACTACATGTTTTTATTGCTCTTTTTCAGCTTCATATATTCGAAAAGGAAAGGTGACTCTTTAATTGCTTTCATCAGCAATTGAAATTCATCCTCTCTCACCAACACAATTGAATTCTTACCATTGGCTTGAGTCTGAATAGCTATTGGTTCATACAAAGCAGAATGAAAGGTTTCTTCGAATTGATAAACGAAATCAAAAAGCGTTATTGTTTTCATTTTCTCCCCAGAAAGATAGAGTTGAAAACAAACAATAACATCTTAATTAGCACTTAATGTTTACGTTTATGCAAATAGATTCATGCAAAGTCACAATGATAATTAACAGAATTATAATAAGGCGCTATGTACGCCTTTATCATGAACAGTTCTTACTTTCTAAATGATAGAAGTAAGATCCTTGATAACCTCAGGAACAAAATCAACGAACTTTTTAGCCGGAACGATAACAACATCTTTATCTTCATCACCTGTCAGAACCTTAATCGGTTCTTTAAGACCTTCCTTAATGGTAGCAGACAGATCATAAATACTAGCAGCCTGATTATAAGTAATCATTTTGTTTCCTTTTTAAATTTAGCAGTAATAATAGAAAAGTTAACGGATAAAAGATAAACATTTAACTATCAAACTTTTTCTTAAGTTATAGTTTTATGTTGCTCTCTTTCAGCTTATCTTCAGGAATAAGTTCTTTGGCTTTATCGATAGGCAGAATTAAGAAACTGCGATTAACCTCAGCACTCCTTACCAAAACATGATTATTAGATTCCGTGGCGTTATGTAAATAGTTTTCGAAATCACCAACAAATTCATCATAGCCGATATCAGAAAGATTCTTCATCTTTATATTCCTTATTTGTTTTAATTAATACAACAAATTTAACTAGTTTCAGACCATTTTGTTACTACGATTTCCGCTCCACCAGCGGCAATAGCTTTCATATATGTCACGACAGGAGGACGAACCTCAAGGATTGTTCCGCTTAACGTATGCCAGCCAACACTATCAGCCGAATCTGCATACTGAATGCCACCTTTAGAAACCGTAACATGCGCACCATTCGAACCATCTGTGATTTGAACAGCGTCTTGAGTCAGATCCACAACATCAGACATAAAACCTCTTAACACTCAGCTAGTGAAAGTGATTTGAGTAATATAACGTGTTGAATAGTCTTGTGAGGCCATTGGTAATGTTGCGACATTGTTGATGAAAGCAACCTCAGATGTTGTTCCATCAGTAAAGTGAAGAACGATGCCGGTCGCACCACCAGGATTCGAAACGGTAACAGAAGAAGCAGGACGAGTATTCTGTTCAGTTGGCCCGTTATAAATCGGCGAAGTTGCTATAGTTCCCATTTCGATTTGTGGAGCTGTCGATTGCATGTTTGTGTCAGTCAGTCTACGAACAACAGAAGCCACGCAATTTCCAGCAGGAACTCCAGGACAATGCTGATAGAGATAGCTTTGTGAATTTTCACGTTGGGTGTAAAACCGAAGCTCTGATTCAGTGCTATTCGTAAATCTTAAGATGTCCCGATCCCAGTTTGAATCTGTACCAGGATTCACATCAGGATTAAAGAAAAATGTCGCATCATTTTCATTATAAACATTTATGAAAACTTTTTGGGGTTCAACATCAATAACGGCGAACTGGCGTGGATCAAACCCTTCAATCGTAACTGTTGTTCCCTGTGAAAACATCCAGTTTGCGTTAGAACCAGGACCAGAGCGATCGAATGCATCAGAATCGAGAGCATAATTTTTAGTTTCTGGTTCAGGCTCATGTCGACCAGCAACCAAACCATTGAAATATTCTAGTGGCCATTCATTGGGTGAGCTTGTGCTAATCAGACCTTCTGAATCTAAATAACTGTGCTCAGGACCAGTGTAAGTTACACGAGGGTCAAGTGTTTCAGTTGTCAAATCTATTGGAGAAAGGTCAGGTACATTATCAAGATATTTTATCCTGGTAATATATTTCTCACCCCAATTAAAAGGGGCAAACGGAAGTGAAATGCTTTGAGCATTATTGAAAGGAATAATGTCAATTGTTCCATCGTCATAAACAACAGCAATACTTTGTGAATCGCCAACTAAGGAAACATTCACCGACGATTCAGGACGTGTTACCTGATTTGCATCCTCAGTAATGAGGGGCGACGTTGCATAAGGATAATTTCCATTTTCAATCATCCCAATCCCAGCCACGAATTCATTTTGATCATCACTGGTTTCCTTAGCAAACCAGGAGAAAACGTAATTCCCTGAGGTAATGGGATCAGTTTGCGTAAGGAAAACGAAAGGCGTTCCATCACTTGAGTTCAAGTCTCTTCCTAACCAGATTCGTGTACGACTATCCGCTGTTGTTGTTACAGGGAAAACTAATCGACTCCAGTCTGTTGAAATTGTATAAGCAGTACCAGAAACTAAATCAACACCGTTTACATCTTGAGAAATCAGATAGAACTCTGAAACGACAGGAAGAACACCAATAGATCCGCCATCTGGCGCACCTGTCTCATCAACATTAATAGTAAATCCTGTTGATGGCTTAACGTTATCTGAGGCGACAATAGCACGACAGTTAACCTGTAAGTTTGTTGATTCCGGTTCAGGTAAACTTCTTCCAACAGCGATACCATTCTTGAATTCCAATGGCCATTCATTAAGATTTGAGCTTGCAAGAATGCCATTCTGATTCCAGTAGAGATGAACAGGACCAGAATAAGTAATACGCGAATCCAGGGATGCAATAGTTAAATCAATATCGGATAAATCAGGCTGAGGCTGAATTGCTGTTTCAGTGCCGCCACCAATGGCTTCTTCTGTGTTATTACGATAAAACCCAGAATTAACGATTGCACCGCCAATAAAGTTCGATAAGGGAGAAAGAATCATCGTTTCATATCCGAATGGGTTTTCTTGCGATGACAGCCATCAGGACCACAACACAGAATCTGAGTGTTTTCGATCACGTCCTCTCCTCCCATATAAAGCGGGATTTTGTGGTCAAGTTCGAAACCATGTGGATATTCCGTTAAACGACCACACATCGCGCAACGTGGATCATGCTTCCAGACAAGCAAGCGTCTTTTCTGCAACGTTCCGCCGGTGATACGTTTATCACTGATTTTCGCGACTTTCAGACGATGTGGATCCAGGTTCTTCAATCTGGGTTTCAGCGTCGTTAATCTTGCCATCGGCTTCGCCCCGGATGTAATCGCCAGGCCTTACGGCGTTCTGTTCGAAACTGTCTGTCAGGGTGCCGTTCAACCACTTCACCATCATCATGATCCACCAGCGAACGCACTGGATAAATGACAGGTTTTCTCGCAGCATCGCTGATCGCATAGTCTGCCCCTTTTAACGGTTTCCAGCGTTTAAGAATGCCAGGAAGCATCGCAGGAGGAACCGAATAACAGACACCATGAATAAGACGCTTAAGCACAATGAAATCTGTTCGGGCTTTATCGCTGTCGATCAGCCTCATGGCAATTTCGAGCTGCTTTCCGGGCGGTCGGCCTGTTCCCAGATAAAAACTCACAATCTGATCAGGAAATCGCAATAGCCAGTCGAAAACCAGTAAATCGAAACCCTGAACAGGAATCGCGTCATCTTCAAGAATGACAATGCGTGAGGATTTCTGAGACGCCCATACCAGAGCACGATGATGATTCCAGTTACTGCCATGATTCTCATCATCCATGAACAATTTCGCACCCAGTGAAAAACTCAGGCGTTCTGCCTGTTCTCTCCGGGAATGGTGAGCCACAACACAAAACATTATTTGTGCTGCCATAACGCGAACTCACGTCCGAGTCCGTTCGTTTTGAACACGGTATGAATGCCAGGACCAGTAATCAGACGTTCTTTGTGACGATAACCGACTATGCCGAAGGCGATCATGTCACCCACAGATTTTACCTTGCGTTTTTCCCAGAAATTATGAGATTCAACATTAGAAAAAATGCGAAGGATGGAATGGGCATACAACATGACATCCTCGCGTGATCCTCCCAGCAATCCGGCATTCAACATCACATCATGCTGATGAGATTTAATAAAATCCTGAAAAATCGGTTCAGGATGCTGTTGTGAGGCCCAGGAATCAGCGTAAGTTTTCGGTTCAGACCCGACATAGATTTTTCCTGGTTCCATCATGCTCCAGGGTTCTTTGAGCATTTCCACATCTGTTCCATCTGTACACCACACATTTTCAATTTCTGGACGGTCTCTCAGATATTGCCAGATATGAAACCAGCGTAAGAAATAGACATTCATATTCACCTCAGGCACACGATGAATAATGGCCTGAGTAGGAGGTTTCTGAAGCTGGTCAGCGATTACAACAGCTTTACCACCGCGAATAGATGAGGACCATTTAGAAAGCAATTCGGCATCAGGTTTGAGGCGGTCTTTTCGTTGCGGATCACGGTTACTGGTGAGAAAACAAGTCAGAACGGCATTATACCGATCCCAGATATTCACATAGCCATTAAACTCTTCATCCCGGCGTTTGTTATGAATAAGCACATTACGGCGAACCTGAGTATCACGGTCTGTTCTCATCACAGTACGCTTAACACTCAGATGTTCGTCCATAGAGTAAATCAGCCGATTTGAACCCACTACATCAGCGAATGCCCAGCTCGTTAAGCCAGAATGATAAATGCGAAGTGCGAGGTCTGAATGTTCGTACATCCCACGCTGATAAACTGGATCGAACCCACCAACCTGTTTAATTGCCGTGTAATGATAATAGAGCATTACCCCACGCTGGCCGGTATAGGCAATATGCTGATCATCCTGATAGAGAACAGCCAGGTCTTTCAGTTTGATGTTAATGGCCAGATCCAGAAACTGATAGGACAGATGCGGTTCAGGTGAATTGATGTAAGGCTTTTCCCATCCCTTCGCGATTGGCCATGCGTCATCATCGAACAGAAACAACTCTTCGCATCCTGCTTTCAGTAACGCACGTAGAGAGGCGTTTTTGCTTTGAACGATTCCGAGTGACGATTCATGACGGATCAGTTCTACGCGGGGCGGAACCTCAACAGGAATCGTTGACCCATCATCGATCACAAAGATTTTCGCGCCAGCAGGGAGAAACTTCAGATGATTATCCAACGCTTTTTCTAGCGTTTCAGGTCGATTAAACGTGGTAATCGCAATCCCGATTTTCGAATTCTCATTATCATCTGGAGTAAAGAGAATGCCATTAATCAAAACATCCATGCGTTATCCTGGGCAAACTTAGTGGGCCTGACCTTGTGAATTTAGAAGCGCGAGTAAAATCGCAAGCTGGACATCATTAGGTTCAACAGGATTTTCAGGCTCAGCCTCTTCTTCATCTTGTGTCTGATGGGGTGAAAAATGTAAAGAAAGTGAAAATTCACCATCTGTCGGGGCATTTTCAATCAGAACGGTTTTCAGCTTTTTAAAAAGAAGATCATGTTCAGAAGGAAGTTCTTTGGTACTGGTGTTGAATTCATAAATCTGAGGTTCGGGTTTATCGCAAGCATCAGCATGACGAAGAATAGATTGAATATGATCATGACTGATTTCAGATTTTGGTTTCCCGAAGATCGTAAGAATATCCGGGAAAGGACAGGCTTTTGAAGGATTTTCCTCACGTACTTTCGCGCCTAGCTGGTTGTACATCGCATAACCGTTAGCAGTTTTAAGTTTCGTATGCCCGTCATCAAGAAAGCGGATCACCAGTTCAAATTTTTGGTTTGGAGCCATTCGTTAGAATCTCTACTTAGGTACAGGTTATTAAGAAATAGCAAACAGGCATCACGGCCACAACTACCTGTCGACAAAAGCGCATAGAATGAGAGGTTAAAATTCTTCTTGCCAATACCCTGATATCGAAACTCAATTACCTAAGGATTTGAAAAATGAGTGAATTGGCCCCACATCCGGGATCAGAAATTAAACGGTTACTGAAACTTATGCGCATCAATCACTTTCGCCTTGCGAACGACATCAATGAGAGTCCGATCCTGATTCAGCGCATGATTACCGGCAAAACGCCGTTGACCCCTATTCTGGCCATCAAAATCGCGGCAACGATCGGTCTGTCTGCCGAAGCCTTACTTGAGATGCAGGCAAGACACGACATTTCCCGTCAGAGATCGAAAGTCCGCACTGACACACTTCCGCGTTATACGATTTGTGTTCCAAAACCGGACAACCGCTCGAAATGATGATTTTTTGAAACATTTTCTTTTAAAGTAACTCCTGTTCAATTACAGGAGTTACGTCTATGAAAACAGTGATTCATCCTCATCCCGGCAAAGTGTTACGTGAACGACTGATTGAAACCCGCATTTTGATCTTTGATTTGGCTGATCGGACCAATATTCCTGAGGATGCGATCAGAAAATTGATTAATGGAGAAATCGCGTTAACGCCGAAAATGGCTGAAAAGTTTGCGCGGTTCTTTGGCGATAAGTTCGAATCCTGGATAAAAGCACAAATTAACTTCGAACTCAGTCATGTTATTTACGAAAGCAGTTATCCTAATCAATGCAAGAAGGATCCAATGTCTGGACCCTTACCTGATAAGTTTGGATGATTATCTTTCGCCCCACTCTTCATCAGACAAATAGCAATCAATATCGAGTTCCAGGCTATCCGCTAAATCTGCGGCGAGAATTTTCTCATCATCTGAGAAATCACCGTCACTTTTCGCAATAGACAGAAAAAGGATCATCAGCTCATTCGCGAGTTCCTGGTTACTCGATTGTTCACTGAGTTCCATCAGATATTCATCAACAGTCAGATCGCCATTCTCATCGAGTTCAGCTTTTGTTTTCATGGCAAGACGTTTACTCAGGTATAACGCATCACCTTTCAAACCATAGCTTTCAAAAATCTCGTTTATTTTCTCTTTCTTTTTTTCACAGAAATCGCCTTCTGCAAAAGCGGCAAGATACATGACTTTTATTCGTGCAATCAGATCAAGGATTGGAAAATTCATTTATCTGCCCTGCAATAAGAGAAATAAGGCACCGAGTAAAATCCCATCCGAAAAAGCGGATGCCAGATTACCGAGAAAGTGAAAAACGATGAAGAAGATGAGAAACCCTGAAAAATAGAAATGTTTAGGGTATTTATTCAAGGTGGTTCTCCAGCCGCAAACCTAACACCATTGCGATTTGTTCAAGAACTTTCAATTCGGCCTTTTCGATTTCACCATCAGCCTCAGCAATAGCCACGGCAACGTCCATCACATCCTCCGCCTCACGCTGATCGCCTTTCACATCTTCGATTTCACGCAGCGCCGCACGACGACCGATTTTGAAATCTGTTTCAAGCAAACTGACGATTCGACCGGAAATTTCGTTGAGTTCGCCGGTGAAGTTCGCGAGAACGGGATTTGTCTTCAGAATCTGGTCGATTTTAGCCCGTTCAAGGGCATCACAGTTTCCATCTGAGAACGCAACCAGATAGGCAGCATTCACGACAGCCTGAGCGAGATCGCGTTTCTCAAACTTTTTGATTTCGTTGGTGGCACGATGGGCACGTTTTTTTAAGAATCCGAACATTGTCTTTCCTTTTGTGGGTGAGCCAGTGCCCAGGAGAAAACCACAGAGAGAGACAGGTTTTCTCACCTGGCTCACCCTTAAAAGGCTCTCTGATTGAACTCGCTTAGGCAAAGCGATAACGACAAAAAAAAGCCTGAACAGTCATGTTCAGGCAGGTGAGGTACAACAAAAGATGAAGTTTAAGATGATGGAATCAATGAAGGTGGAGTTCAAGCCGCTTACCGAGAACAGAAAGCGCTTTTTGTATTGTGTCTATTTTTGTTGCATGACTCAAATTAAAAATTCGGGTTATTTCCTGCCGAGGTAAGCCCAGCCGGTTCGCGAGTTCAGTGTTCGTGATCCCTTGCGAAATGACCTCATTCAATAGCAGGATTTTAGCCGAAACACTCAGCGGCAACTCAACAAAATCACATTCAATCGGTGAGGGTCCAGGGACACACTTTCGCTTTGTGAAGAAGATTTCAACGACCTCGATTAGGGCGGCTTGCGCTTTCTCAAGTGCCTCTGTCCGGGTCTGGCCATGAGCCGTAATCTTATCACAGTCACGAAAACGGACGTTAAAGCCGCTGTCACAAGGTAAAAGATCCACTGGGTAACGCATAACATGAAAACACTCCTGGTTAGATTCAGTGAGAAGTGTAATCAAAAAAGCTGACAACAGATACAAAACCGATGCGAAAAAAAATCCCTGGACGGAACCAGGGAAATCACTAAGCCAATGCTACATGGTAAAGTGTCGCTTGAGGTTGTTACTGTGAAAATTCGAAATCTCCTGAATAGAGGTCAAGAGAACGGCAGATCTGGCCTATCATGTCGATTTTTTCTGGACAAACTTTAGGATTCGATTTCGCGACATCGAGGGCCATATTGACAATATCAACAGCCGAATCGTGCTCAATCCCAAAATTCGATAAGTCGAGAAGAAGCGAATCGCATGTATCATCAAAATTTATTTGTAAACGTGAACTTAGCTCTTCGAGTGTTTCTAACGCAAATTCAGTTTCAAGGGAAATAATATCAGATTGATGTATCTGAATATAAAGTTCCTCAACTTCGTTTTCGTTTTGATCACCTGAGACAAGCGAGACCATACTCATCGCCGCTATCGCGGCAAAGGTAAATTCTTTATCTTTATCCAATTCCATCATCTAGATCCTAACGAGTTCATTTCTGAGAAAGCACTTTTCTTTTTGTAATTCTATCGATAAAGAAGTTTTTGATAATGTGCATTTTTGCAAAGTTAATTGCTTTAAAAACAATCAATTTCGCGTTCAAAAAATGAACTTATTGAAAACAAATAAATTAACAGCTCAGATTAATACGTTTTTTCCGAAGGATTTCGTAAACTTACCTCACTCGCTTCTCTCCAGTGGCGAGTATCCACCGAAATTGTGATTGTGTCATTTTGAGACCGCCAGGGCTGGCGGTCTTTTTTTTTGCCTGAGGGAAAGCAAGATCGCTTTCCCCAATGTCTGATTCAGACTTGAATCTGTCGAATTAACCTTGCTCGCAGAACAACACCCAATAACCGACAAAAACAGGAAAGGAACAAACAGAGGGGAAAGAGAAGAGAGTGAGAAAAGCAGGAGGAAAGCGTATCGTTGAACTACCAGTGACAAAGGCAGACGGATTTCTCACCCTCTGTACTCAGGTTATGCGTTTTTATTCAATGCTTCAAGAGACTTAACTCAAAATTCGCACGATTTATGAACTATTTTTATTTTGTCGCTTTGTGCAAAGCGGATTCAGCGCGGCTTTCCTCCTGAAAACAGAATTGTATCATCGCCTCAAAGATGGGTTTGATATGCCGTGAAAAGCTTGCTTGAGATAAGTCGGGGAAAATCGCTTTAATCGCGCGTTGTAGCTGGCTTGCTCTTACTGGCTTATAGCCGAGTCCATGACAACGGGAACAGGGCTTCACCACGCGCATATTCAGTTTTTCTGTAAGGTAAAGATCAAGGACCGTTCCCCGTCCTTTGCAGTAAGAACAACGCCCTTCAGGTGATCCGGCTGTTCGGCAGTAAGCCTCATAAGAAAAGAGAGCAATCAGATAAATTATCCTGGCGCGAATGCGCCCTTCTAACCCTGGAAAAACCTTCCCACGAATCAGCATGGCCCTGACCCGCTTCATCAACACAGTAACCGCCTGGCTTTTATCCATACGGCTGACATCCATCTTTCCGTAAAACGCACAGATACCAAACGCGGCCTCCTGTTGTGCCATGCCAATCGCAGCGAGTACATCTGAGGATTTAAGGGTTTCTTCGCTGGTAGAGGGACTTTCATCTGAAATACGCGATGACTTAGGGAAATGGAACCGAACAGATTTTTCAAGATTCATTTATTTTTCCTGACCGAATTTTTAACAGATGATCGGCGCGACGGGTAAATATATTTTTAATCCTGATTAAATATTTGATATCGAAATGCTTCAAATCATAATTATTATTAAGTTTATCAACAATTTCATGTCCGAAGCGTTCAATCAAACCGACTCTCAGATTTTCAATGTTTCCGCTTAATGTGCGGTTACATTGCCAGCAACAACTAACACAGTTAAAAACATTAAAACGCAAATGGGAAGCGGCATTTCTTGAACGGTAATGGCTGGCATCAACAAACGATCCGGGCTTATTGGGATTGTTATCATTAAGCTGAACACCACAGGCACAACACGAACGACCACTATCGCGAATACGAATATAGCGATTAAATGCATTCTGTGCTTCACGATTATGATCAGCATAGCTTTTAGGCTTAATCACTAAACGTTCTGGGTATTTTCGGTTAAGCCTTTCAATCGCTTCAGCGTCTTTACGACGATTCCATTCAAGCGCACATTTATAGTTATGGCAGACTCGTTGAGTCGTTGTCCACGGCATGAAAGACGTCCCGCAAATCGGACACGTCTTTTCTTTTGGTTTTGTCTGTATCATGAGCAAATTCAGAAGATGAGAAAAGCCAGCGACTAATACTGGCTTTCAGGTTTTGTCCTCAGGACATTTGGCTCCACATTCGATTCTGAAACCATTTACTCGGACGGGGAGGTGATTTAGACACAGGTAAAAAAGCACTGACAACATAAAATCGCGGATCGCCTGTCAAATTTTTCTCAGCAACAATACCGCGAGACTTATAACGAAATATCAACTGATTCGCTTCCACCTCAGACATAGGATAATGCTGAAACCAGGATTTCTTCATTAATCACCTCGTACATTTCGCAACAGCATATTCAGTTCATAGACTTTAGAGTTTTCTTTGTTGGAGTCTACACAACATCGCGCATCGCGTTTACCCATGCCTTCTTTTGGTTCACCTCTGTAAGGTTTTTTATACGGTAGGCCAAAATCAGGATAATCGGAGGTGAGTCGATATTCTGTCGGTTCATTCCGGGTCAGCTTACGTCTCAGTGTGTTTTTTTTGAACATTGCAAACAACACATCTTTCAGTAAAAAATACGGGGTTTCATGTCTGACCTGAGCATAAATTTCTTCAAGATTTCCTTTCCCAAACTTTTTGAGATAAGAAATTACCTGAGCCTCAACCTTTTCAATATCATCCTCAGTTAAACATTCCATAAATGCCCTTTTTCCTTTAACAGTTTGTCACCAGCTTGATTAAGTTCAATGTTGATATCATTAAGACGAAATTTCGCGGTTTTGATCCGTGCTCGTGTATTGGTCTCCTCTCGCTTGAGATTTTCCAGGCCTTCCCGATGGGATTTGATTTCAGTTCGCAAGCTTCGCAAATCCCAGTCAAGACGCGTTTCTTTTTTGGCCAGAGAAAGCAGATAACCAAACGGATCAAGTTTTGCACCGCAAAGGCGACAGGTTACTGAACGGTCATATTCAGAAACGAGAACATTACTATGCGGACAATATCTCGCCTCTTTTGGCGGTTCACCTTCAACAAAATTTTTCATTTCATTGATGTCAGCGTTCGGATCAAACCGACCATTAAACGTAATAACCTTGTTTTCATCGCTCATTGTCAGGTTTCCTGTTTTCGCTGGTTCTCAAAAAATTCTGAATGCTCATTGACCGTGAGCATACAGCCGATATCGAGGCACCAGTTCTGAACTTTCGTCATGAAATCGAACATTTCGCCGGTCTTTAGCTTAGAGGTCTGTTTTAATGTTTCCCTCACAATCCGAGCGCCCGTAATGACATCAACGAATTCTTTTTCCTCAAAACCCAGAAAGGTGAATTTCATCGCATCTTTGCACCACTCATCTGTACAGTAAGAACGACCATGAGCGATCAGATAACGACTGAGTTCCCTCATCCAGGCATGAAACATACTGTTTTGTGAAAGAGACCGTTTTTCCTGCCAGGGGTCGATCCTGAGCCGATAAATGTTCCCCTCATTCAGACCTTTCGTTATCGCATCCCTGACCATGTGAAGATTATGAGGACTCAATCTGATCCCCTCAGGTGGAAATTTCATGGCTGACCCTCAAGGAAATGCGAATAGCTGGTGACACGCTGAAATGAGATTTCGTAATAGCCTTCATCCATTTCTATTCCGTAAAAATTGAATCCCTCACTTAATGCGCCCTTTCCTGTCGAACCACTCCCCATAAAGGGATCAAGAATTTTTCCGCCTGGTGGTGTCACCAACTTGCACAGCCAGGCCATTAGCGGCATCGGTTTGACGGTCGGATGATAATTCTTACCACCAGAGGTTCGCCCAGCTCCGGCGCGAGGACTCTTAAGACCGTCAGTGTTGATCTGACGCATCACAATTTCATGAGCAGGAATGAACGGAAGGGTTAACCCTTCATTACGGTCCGTTTTCGAGGCCTTAGGACAATAAAAATAACGTGTCCAGTTTTCGCCCTGTAAACCATCGTGGATGAAATTAGCTGGCCATCGTCCTTTATCGTCATGTTCTTTAAAGTTCACAGAGGGTTGCCATCCCGAAATGCCATAATTTGCACCGCGCCCTCCCTTCGTTTTCCCCTCAGGGCTTTCTATACGGCAAGCATCAATATTCAGCGCACCGACACCATGAACCAGAATGTTATGAGCAACGGATCCTTTAAACGGCTTCCTTGCGAGAACGATGGGTTCGTGAGCGGGTTTAATCCCTGTTCCCCATCCATCCCATAACTGAGCCTGTTCTGATGCAGGAAGAGAAATGTCCCATTCACCTGCATAATCTCCAAAGGCAAGCTTCCCATCATCAGCCTTTGTCACGCCGTAATTTTTGTTTTTCCCGATAACCTTTCGTTCAGCTCCTGCGAGCTTATCCAGCGCCTTACCAATATCGAGTGATTTCGGAAATCCACTCCCATAAACCCACATAATCTGATCGCGAATTTCGAATCCAGCTAAACGAATGGCTGTTACTCCGAGGTCATAGGTCCGACTGCCAAAGAAAGACAGCAAATGACCACCCGGTTTCAACACTCTGAGGCATTCTTTCCAGATTGCGGGACCAGGCACAAAACTGTCCCAGGTCTTCCCCATGAATCCGCCGCCGCGATGCTGATAATCTGAGCCTGAAAGCCACTGATTTAACACCTCGCTCATATTGGGTTCAGTGCTCAATCCATAGGGCGGATCAGTGACTATGCTTTCAAAATAGTCATCAGGATAATCTTTCATTACATCCAGACAATCTCCATGAATCAATTCAATTTTCATCATTTCGCCTTGTTATTAATGTGTTGAGAATCAAGTATGAAAATCGTTCATAGCATCGAAATAAGACCGAATAAATTCAGCGGCAATCTGAGGCACTATTGCATTGCCATAACCCCGCAATCGTCCCACTCTGGCGGGAATCCCATTAGCCAGCGGGAATGAGCCGGGTTCAACTGCCCGGAATTTTCCATCCCTGAAGCTGATCCAATCCGCACTTCGCCAAAAGCGGTAATTCGGATCCTGTCCATCATTTTCGCGAGCTGCGTCAAAGAGCTGCCGCTCATATTCTTTGTTATCCCGCTGCCGCCTCTCATGCCGTCCGTTGCACTGGGCGTTGTCCATCCGGCCAGACCCTGTTCCGTCGCATAATCCAGACGATCGAACATCCGATCCTTTCCATCCTTTCGAAGCGTTGTCGGGCCGCTGCCTTTGAAATCGCTGGTGGTTGGTGTAGGCCAGTTCGCCAGAATCACGACATCCTGAAGGTTCTGTTGGTGTCCTTTGGCTTTGCGAGCCATCACCTTGAGGGGATCGGTATAGGGGTTCACGGTCCCATTCTGGGCGCATGGCGTTGGCCAGCTGGTGAGCGCCGAAAAATAATCGTTCGCGTTTGTGCGGCGCACCGATGCCGCAAGCTGGCAAAACTGCCGCCCCGCAGGTGTAACCTTCGCTTTCCAGTTCATTGAATAAATCATCGAGCCAGTGTTTTCTAATCGCCGCCGCAACCTGTTCTCCAAAGAGGATTGAAGGCGAACACTGTTTGATGAGATTGATAAAGGCGGGAGCAAGGTGACGCTCATCAGAGATCCCTCGTTGTTTTCCGGCAACGCTGAACGGCTGACAGGGTGGTGAGCCAGTCCAGCAAGGATAATCATCAGGAACGCCAGCAAGACGTAAGGCATAACTCCAGCCACCGATCCCGGCAAAAAAATGACATTGTGAAAAACCAGCTAAATCTGAGGGGTGAACATCCGTGATGCTTCTTTCATCAACGAGACCAGGCGCAATTAAATTTCTATCGATTAAAACACGTAACCAGGACGCGGTTTTTCGGTCCCATTCGTTGTAATAGGCGACCATAGAATTTTATGTGTGAAAGGAAAGGAAATGGGGCAAGAAATGCCCCAGATATTAACGATGTGACTTAAACATAGCTTTGATATTCGCAATGTTCCGTTGTGCAACCTCAGGTGTTGAGGGAATAAATTTTTTCTCTAATTGAGGAACAGGTTTCTGTATTGGGATCCCATCAGAAAGCTTTCTAGCAATTTTCCTGATTTCCTGATCACAAACTTTAATTGACTCATTAACCGATAATGCAAGATTACTCATCTTCGCGCTAACAGTAGTAACCAGCCAATATTCTGCATCAGACTCCCAGGGATAATCTTCAGGTGTTCGATATTGAAAATGTGTCGCTTTATATCGCATAACTGATTCAAATAACTCTGAAGCCGTGGGCAGATTAAACCGACTCCCCTCACCCGCTTTACACCACGAAATGAATTCACCAGGAGAGGGAAGAAAAGGTTTGTCATGGCGTCTCGCCATTCTCATTCCAGCCTCAATTTGTTCCTGATGAAAAATCTCATTTTCAGCGATGGCTTTTACCCATTGCCGCCGCAATTCATTAAGATGCTCCTGATCCTTTATTGTTGCTATCATTGCGGGAAAGGTTGCCCGTAATTGCTTAAAGAGATCATTGAACACATCAATCGCTTTTTGCGGTAAGGGTTCAGGTTTTTTATCAGGATAACTTTGAGAGATAAGTGAAAGCTTCACTGTATCTTGATGTTTTATCGCTTCGGCAATCTGTTTCATAAATCCAGTCCTTCAGCCCAATCGGAATTATCGAAATCTAAACTGGTTCGATGATTACCGAATGAATTATTTCCGTTGCTCAATTGGCTTTTCGCTAATAAGGCTTCCCAATGTTTTCGCAACTTAAAAGGACTTAACACGTTTGTTTGCCAGAAGCAATCTGAATTTGCCCATTTAAACACTTTGGCAATGGTTCGGTGATCGCAATTAATCGCCTGTCGCATTAACCGAATATCGTTAGCCCAGGAAGCCCATGAGGGTTCTTTGCTGACGGGGTTTATCACCAGAATCAAACTGAATATCCATTGTGCTAACCGTAAATCCTCATCAGTTCCCCAGAATTTCCCGTTAGGCGATTGAATCGCCGAATCCGGTCGGAGTGTAGATCCAGATCGCCCGGAAGATCCAGTAGGAATTTTCCTGGCCATAGGGATCTTGTTTAGATCAGTATTTAAATCATTATTGTTCTGTGTACCATCTTGAGGGCGTTCCTGAGGGCGTTTCTGAGGGACACCAACTTCTCTCAATCCCGCGTCATTACTGACTTTTTGAGGGCGTTTCTGAGGGCGTTTCTGAGGGCGTTCTTGAGGGCGTTCTTGAGGGCGCTCATCTATGCCCTGATATTGACAGTAATTGATGACGAGGATCAGCGATGCTTTGTTCTTCGGGTAGATCTCGATCATGAATTCATCTTTGAAGAATTTCAGGATCCTCAAAACCTTTCGTTTATCGAGAGGTTTATTGTTCGTCACAACATGTTGACCGAGAAGAACAGCAGTAGTGATTAGCTCACCAGGTTTGAGATCCCATTGTTGCCCCATAAAATCGACAGTTCTTTCTTTGAAAGATGCCTCAGAAAGCAACCTGAGCCAGATAGCAAGCTTTTCGGGATCCTTTGTCCATTTAGCCTGAAAAAGACTTCGGTAAACTGAAAAATGCCCCTGTTTTTGGTTGAGCAATTTGTTCCCCCGAATTTTGTTTTCGTGGGTAAAATCATGAAGTTTAAAAATCTGGCTCATTCATCCCCCACTATCAGAGAGAATGAAAGTCGAAGATTTTTGAAAAAGCTCATGTTAAGATCAGCTTTGAGTAATTCAAGATTCATTAAGACCTCTTGTTTCGCCTTAAGGCCTGTCCAGTTGAGTGGATAGGCCTTTTTTCAGTTGTCGGTAATGCTTACTCTGATGAATGATCAAAGAAAGCGAATCTCATATTTGAGGCTTGTCTGAGCGATAACTGAAATGCATAATCAGGAGTGAAGTGATTCATCGTGTGTTCCTATCAATGCGTTCAGGTGTATCAGCATCTGGACGCATTTCTTTTATCAACAGTTCCGCAACTTGCTTTGCTAATCGTCTCAAATCCTCATCGTCAACCTCATACCCTATCGCCGCCAGTAACTTCGAAAATTTCGGGATATGCGTTTTCTTCCACTTAGAGATCTGCGACCTGTCGATCCCTATCGCCCTTGCGATGTTCTCTGAACCATGTAAGGCAATGGCGTTAAGTAAAGCCGATTCAATCTTTAGGGATGTGCGAAGGTGTGTCTTACTCAAGGGTTAAACTCCTCATCGTTGTGTAATAATTCGGTTATCATGAGCTAAAACGAACATGATCGTTCCAGCGAAAGAAACCAGATTGTTAAAGAGCGTTGAACTTTTCGGTTAGTCTTGAGGGAAAAGTTCGGGCAAGTCTGGGCGAATGTCGTGAGGTGAAAATTTGCCGTGCGTGGCACGAGAGAGAGCATTCACATACTGAGGTGAGACCTGGTTTCGGCCATGAAGCCATTTCCAGATCGTGCCTTGAGTGACGCCGCACACATCAGCAAGTTTTTTCTGACTGCCATGATTTTCGATGGCCACCTTGATGATTTCGTTCAATGGTTTAATTACCTCAGTAGTTAAACGATGGTCAATCATAACTCTCTGGGTATTCGTTTTTCAATACTCAGGCATGAAGAGGCATAGATATTCATAATGTCGTTATCAGATCGAATGAAGATGATGTTGAGAGAAAGCGGCCTTTCTCAAGGTGAAGTTGCGAGACGCGCGGGGATTTCTCAGGGGTCGATTTATAAGCTCGTTTCTGGGAATGCGAAAAGTAGTAAAAAAATTGTTGAGATAGCTCAAGCACTTGGGGTTAGAGCTGAATGGTTGATGAGTGGAAACGGTAAGCAATATATTGATGAACGGCGCATTCTTAACCATACTTCCTCCCGCGATGGATTATCCAACGATTACGAAACTTTAGAGGGGTACGATCCGACCTCTCTCCTCCGAAGCGGTGAGATTGAAATTCCTTTCTTACCCGATATAGATAGCGCATTTGAGATTTCACCGTTCCCTTTCCAAACGTATAACGGTCAAAAAATGCGCATTGATATTCAAGACCTTAAAAACTTTGGCGTTAATGAAAGTGGTTCAGATTTGCTCGTTTTTATCGTTTCCGGGGATAGCATGGATCCGATTTTGCCTGAAGGGTCTAAGATTGGTATAAACCTGAAAGATAAGAGGATTGTTGATGGAAAAGTGTATGCGATTGATCAGAGTGGTTGGCGAAGAATTCGGATGTTATACCGTTCTGGCCCCACCGAACTGACGTTAAAAAGCTTTAATTCTGATAGTTTCCCTGATGAAAAAATAGCCATGAGTGAAATCGAAATTCTAGGTCGTGCCTTTTTCTCTCAACGCTCTATCTGA